ACGAGTTCAATACTTCGGGATACTGGACCGGGACTGTAACGCAGTTGGCGCAGATGTCTCTGGACGCCGCCGCTATCATCCGTACCTATTGCAGCGGCTGCTACGTCGTAGGCGGATCTGTATCGGCAGGCGGCGTGGGCGGCGGCGGGTCGATCTCCGGCGACTATGACGTAGCGCTGCTGGCCTACCTCACCGCGTGGGGCGGCCTGAGCGGATTCGTCAAGCCGGATTATGTGAGCATCCATCCATATCCGTCGCGGGACAATGTATTCCCCGCGCCGTTCCCTACCACACTGGTCAGCAATTCGAATTCCGTCTGCACCAGCGGCAACACACCGAATAGCTCTTGCTATGTCGCAGTCTATCAAGAGATCAGCCAAGTCAAAGGGACGGCGGTGCTGCAGAACGCGGCTATCTCTGCGTGGGCTGCCGGTACTCCCGTCATCGGATCCGAGGGCGGCTTCGGCGTTATGCGCGCAGTGGCGGGCGGAAACACGTCCTACGCCGCAACCTCCTTCTCCATTACGTCGAACGTGGCGACCGTCACCGGAACGAATAACTTTACGTCGGGCGAGACAATTATCTTGGACGGATGGACGACAGCGACCTATTTCAATGAGGTTACGGTCACGGTCCTCAGCACCGGCCTTTCTTCGTCGCAATACGAATTCAACTTTACACACGCCAATGTCTCATCTACGTCGGACACCGGCCAGGCGAACGATCTTACCAACACGACCTTCCTCCGCGCCGCCTACATCTCGCAGTGGATGATGACGCTGTGGGCGCAGGGCACCGCCGTCCAACTGCTCTACGCGGGTTACGACAACACCTGCACATGGGGCGTGTACTGGGAATGCCCGAACAACTCGTCCCCCGGCTGGCATACTGCCTTCACCCAGACGCAGACATGGGTGAACGAATCGACCCTTACGGGAACGTGGACGAGCACTGCCGTCAGTGGCGGGAACGTTTGGGCGCTGTCCGTCGATGTCGGCGGAAACGCGGCGCAGATCACTTTTTTCGACGGCTGGCTGACTTCCTATACCAAGAGCACGTCATTCTCAACCGTGCAGAATCTCGCCGGAACTACATCCTCGACCGGGGGCGGCGTCACGCTCAACCAGCAGCCAGTTCTGTTGACGACAAACCCGACCGTAAACGCACCCAATCCACCGCTTCTAGTAGGAGCAAAGGTGGTAATTCACACCGGAGGAGCATCGTGAAACACATACTTTTATCGTCGATTCTGACTTTCGCGACGATGGCGGGGTGCCACGCACAGGTTCCGGCCTCTTCATCCCCAACCGTCGCTTTGACGGTCACGGCATCCACAAGCTGCACGAGCACAGCCCCGGCCTGCACCTACATCTACAGCCGCGCAACTGTGGCAACCGCAACGACAGCCTGCCCGGCGACAACAGGAACCGCATACGTACCTATTAATCAGACGGCTCCGGCACCCGGACTGGTCTTCACGGACTCGACTCCGCCTTCGGGGTATGTCTGCTACGTTGCGCAAACCGTGCAGAGCGGGATGACCAGCGTTGCGTCCCAGCCTTCAAATGGCGGCCTACCGTTGACCATTGCAGCGCCGCCAACGGCTCCGGGGCCTCCGAGTGCATCCCCGGTGGCGCAAGCAGAGCCGACGGTCACGGACGATCAGCCAGCGGCATTTCGTGAGCCGAGAAGTCTTACGGCAACTGTGAAGTGACGGTAAGGAGAACTGTGAAATATCTTGCATGGGTTCTGTTTCTCTTAGGGTTGCCGGCCTTGGCGCAGGTGGCGCAGCCGGTGGTCAGTCTGACTTCCACCGCGCCGGCCTTTTGCGGAACGGATGCACTTTACGCGCTCACTACCACGACGCCCTGGACGCTGTACGGGCCGACGGTGGGCTACGCCTGCCAGGCCTTGGGAACCGGCACAGGATCAGGCACCGTAACCAGCGTCTCCGGCACCGCAAATGAGATTGACTGTACGACGAGTCCAACAAATCCGGTTTGTTCACTGGACCCATCTTTAATTCTTCCTAGCGGGACCACTGCGACCACGAAATCGCAAAATAATAATAGCCTGAGTCCGTCCACAACTGCCTACACAGACTTGGCCGTCGCTAACGCGGTGGCAGGCATAAACCCCGCTGTGGCCGTTCTGGCCGCTTCGACCGCAAATGTGGTCGGAACCTATGTGCAGGTAGGTGGTGGCATGGGCGACACCTTCACCGTGACGGCCACAGGAGCCTTCACACTCGACGGGATCTCAGTAGGGACATCGGGCCAGCGGGTACTCTTCAAGAATCAGTCAACGGCTTCACAGAATGGCGTCTACACCCTGACTACGCCAGGTTCACTGGGTGTAAGCCCGATTTTTACTCGTGCGCAGGATTACGACACGCCTTCAGATGTGAACAATACAGGCGCGATCCCGGTACAGTCAGGTACGGTAAACACAACAACAAGCTGGCTGTTGACTTCGCAAGTTACCTCCATTGGTTCGTCCGGTTCATCGTTGACTTATGCGCAGTTCTCTTATAATCCGGCAGCAAAAGTTGTCAACGGCATCAGCTACTCGAACAACTACCCCGGCGCAACCTTAGACGCCCGCGCCAATGCCTGCCTCGCCGACGCCGCTGCAAGCACAAACGGCAATACGTCCGGCATCTGCGATTCAACCGGCGAGCCAGCCGGCACGACGCAGACTGCTCAGATTAACGCGGGTGACGGCACGCATCCAGTCACTTGGTTGCTGCCAACGGGCTTGTTCAATCACGTCACTCTGACCCCCGCGACCTTTACGGGTTCAATCTCAGGAACCACCTTGACGGTGAGCGGCTCGGTTACAGGTACGCCCCTTGCCATCGGCAATGTGCTCAGCGGAAGCGGTGTAACAGCGGGTACAACGCTCACGGCTGGCAGTGGAACCTCGTGGACCGTCAGCGCATCACAGACGGTTGGCTCCGAAACAATCACCGCTACAGGTTATGCGGTATTCCATCAGTCCTATGCTCACATCGAGTGTGTCGGCGTGCAGGCTGTCGGTTGTGCTTTCGTGAACTACTCCAGCGCAAACAATATCTACGCCATGTACGGCCAGTTGCCCGGAACGGCGGGCCAAGGCTATTACTACATGAACGGAGTATTCTTCAAAAACAACCACGGCAGCACCATGGCCAGCGGTCACATCGGCATCATCACCAATGGGTTTGATGGCTCGGTATGGGCGGATAACCAGTGGGCGGACAATGCTTCGAGTAATCCAAGCAATAGCTATACCCTACAGATACAAACCGCAGGCGGAGGTATACTCTGCTGCCACACAGAAGCCGCAAGAAATCAAGTTGACAATGAATGGGGTTCAGGCGGCTTGGACATCGAAGCCGGAACAAGCGCACAAGTCACTGCCATTGACTTCCATGACACCACGGTCAACAACCATGGGGTGACCGTAACTACTCCCGATATCTATTGTCACGACACGACAGGCGGAGGGAATTCAGTCATCGTTTTCAGTGGCCTTCTCTACATGGAGGATACCGCCGCAAGCTCCAGCAATCCATTTATCGACGATGCGGGCTGCGAATCTCTGACCTTCGGGCTGATTGATGCCTACCCGATTTCTGCGTCAGGATCGACAGCGACCATTCTTTATATAAGCAGCATTTTCCCCACGGCGGTCAGCATCGACAACGTGATGGCCTATGGCGGGTCTTCCGTTTGGGCTTACCCCGCGACCGCCATTATTCAGGACAACGTAACTCCCGGCTGCGGATCGCCGCCCTGCTCCATATTTACGGATTCGCTCGGCAAGCTCTCGGGATATAAAAGCAACATCACGGTGGTAGATACACTCCACACGGGAACCGCGCAGGCCACGGGTGCCGTATCCGCCCAGACAGTCAACCTGTGCCCCGACACATCTGGCTCGGGAACTGCGCAGTCCTGCACGACGACGCCCGCCACATTCACGGTGACGACAGGCTCCTGCTTTGCTTACACCACGACGACTACCAACAGCGGCACCGCTCTTACGATAAACGTCAATTCTCTCGGCGCAAAGAGCGTGGCAATTCCCAGTCCGACCGGCTTTATCACTGCACTGACCGCGCATGTAATCCCAGCGAATATACCTCTCAATGTCTGCTATGACGGCACGAATCTGGATGTGGAGCAGACTGGCACTGTAGGAGTGGCCAATGGCTCTTACGGCAGCGACTCGTCAGGCATAACCACCACCACTCCGGGAAGTGTGGTATTTTCTCTCGGGACCATTAATCCAAGCACAACCTACTTCCTGCACTGCTCTGGGTCTTATACCCAAGCAGTGTCAGAGGGTGGGTTCTGACTGTCGCTCCAATCGGCGACAACCGGCGCGGCGCTTATGAGCGCCACCGGAACCGTCTACACCTCCCTAACGGGCGGACTTGCCTCCGGCGTTTTGCCCAATATCACATCAACCACAGCCACCTCTGTTGTCTTCGGAACTCCGAGCGCAACTGGAACAGCTTATCCATTCACACTTGACGCAATGCTCACCACGGGGTCAACGGCTGGAGCCCTGAAGGTCTTGGCTTACACAGGGAACGCCTCGGACGCAGTGGTTATCAAGCTCGGAAGTTTCTGTACGCTCGTACCATGAGGAGCACTATGAATCGCGCTCTCGCATCCATCGAAATCCGGCATGTGCGGATAGCCTTTGGCATCCTGGCCACGCTGCTCTTCACGGGCTGCACGCCGGCCCAGATTCCGCACCGCTTCGATTTTTCGGCGCGCGCGCACGCCGCGGGCCCGTCCGCGCCCACGCACGCCACGTTCATCATCGACCCGCTGTTCCGGTCCGACGGCCTGGCCATCCTGAACAACCTCGCGCTCACGCCCGGCGCGGCCACCGGCGCAACCGCCAAGACGCTGTGCGCGGCCACCGCTGCTGGGTCCGCCGGCGCGTTCCAGGCCGACATCGCCCGGTCGACCGCCGAAGCCAGCAGGCAACAGGTGTGCAGCCGCTACGGTCTGGCTCCGGCGCAGTGCACTGCGTCACTATTTGAGATCGATCACCTGATTCCGCTGGCGCTGGGCGGCAGCGACGAGCTGGCCAATCTGTGGCCGCAGCCCTATCTGCCGCTTCCCGGCGCCAAGCAGAAGGGGACGGCGGACACCTGGCTGCTGAAGCAGGTGTGCGCGGGCAAAATCACGCTCGGCGCGGCGCAGCGGGAGACGCGCACCAATTGGTACCAGGTGTGGCTGGCCAGCGGAGGCGGCAAATAAATCAAGCGCCGCAAGCCCAAAGCGAAGAAGCGCGGGAAGGGCGTCACGTTTGAGCGGTACCAGGAGTTCCTGAAGAAGCACGCAGACAAAGTGGAGAAGATGACGCACGAGGAGTTCATGCGGTACTACAATGACATGAAGGACAAGGGGACTGTGTGAGCCTTCCAGGCTGGAATTGGAAACAGATCGGCGCTTATATCGTTGGGGGCTTAAGCGCCCTTGCAGCTATCTGGAATAGCTGGGGCATTAAAGGGCTGCAAGTGAAGACGGACGGGCTGTTTGAATGGCGCAGCCGTGCCGACCGCGCAGAGGCTAAATTGGAAGAAAAGAATGACGCGAGAGACCGGGCGGACAAGAAGGATGCGGACAAGAAGGATGCGGACAAGAAGGATGCGGACAAGAAGGATGCGGACAAGTGACGGAAGCGATCGTCTGCGGCGTGGGCGTATTCTTGGCTATTATCGCGCCTGCCGTGTGGGTGGTATGCAGGATTCAGCGCGGTAAGATGTGGAAGCCGCCGCTGTGGTGAAGGGAGAACGATGAACTGGAAGCCTTGGCTGTACTCCATCTTTTCGGCTGGCATTGGCGGCGCTGCTACTTCACTGGGCGGCGTCATTGTTGCACCCTCAGTATTCAACTTTTCCCCAGCGGGGCTAGCGAAGATCGGGGAATTGGCGTTGTTTGGTTTTGTGGTGCCCGTGCTGGCGCTGCTTCAAAAGTCTCCGCTCCCGGCGATCCAGACCACCACGCACACGCTGACCGAGACTACCGTGGTTGACCCGGCTCCTCCTGTGCAAGCAAAGGAGACACCATGAAGCTAGGCGTAAAAGCGTTCAAAACAGACTCTCGCACGCTGCTGCTAAAGGACTACCTCTCCCCGCTCGATACTCCCCCGGCGACGAAAGACTGGACCGATGGCGTCACCGATTGGGGCGAAATGCTGAATGACTCCCTGGGTGACTGCACAATTGCCGGATGCGGCCATGCGGTACAGATTTGGAGCCTCAGCAGCGCAGGGAAACAACTGACCGTGGCCGACAGCGACATTCAATCGGCTTACGAGGCGTGGTGCGGCTACAACCCTGCCGATCCGTCTACCGATCAGGGCGGCGTGGAACTCGACGTGCTGACTGACTGGAAGGCGAACGGCTTGGCCGGTCATGTCCTGCTTGGATTTGCCGACCCGAACGTGGCGAACATCCAGGAAGTGAAGCAAGCCATTGCGACCTTCGGCGGAGTGTACATCGGGATGCAGGTGCCGAACTACATCATGGAAGGCCCTCCGAATCCAGCCGTGCCGTGGGACGTGGTGGCGGATAACGGCGGCATCGATGGTGGCCATTGTGTGTTCGTGGTGGGGTACGCGGCAGGAATCTTCAAGTTCATCTCCTGGGGCCAGGTCTACACTATGACTGTGGCCTTCTGGAACAAGTACGTGCAAGAGGCCCATGCTTTGCTCTCGCCGGAGTGGATTGCAACGTGGGGAGCGCCGAACGGCCTCAATCTGGACCAACTGACCGCAGACCTTGCGGCGATCAACTAAGGAGAATCAAATGTGCAAGATTACGGCTTCGGCCATCCAAGCGGACGCTTCCGCAGTAGCGGCGGCAATCAACGACATCGCCAACCAGCCTGACATCCCAGCCACACTGAAAACGGACCTCAACGCCGCAGCAGCCGCCCTGGTTGCCGCCACAACCAACTGGACGACCGGAAGCCCTGTCGCGATCATCAACTACGCAGCACAGGCCATTGAGGCGCTGCTGGCAGCCATCCCGCTCACGGCTCCCTATGCTGTATTCGTGGGAATCGCGGTCGCGGCCCTCGACATCCTGATTGGGAACCTCGGAACCCAAGCGACACAGGCGACGAACACTGTAGCCAATGCCAAAGCCGTACTGGCCTTTGTGGACACTTTGCCGGCGAACCCTTGGCGCGGGAAGGCGCAGATCCACCGGCATGTGTTTGAAGGGCCGCGCTCCGCGTTCATCGGGACTTGGAACGATGCGGTCAAGGCGAACCCGAAGATGGGCTTCCAGAAACTCGCGTAGAATCAATTTATGCGCGGCTCCATCTAGGCTCTGTGGGGCGGAGCGGGGGTCGGATTCGCACTATCCGGCCCTGCCGCGCAATCCAGGTGACCCATGGCCAGCTTCCCGGCTTGCTTCGAGTGGTTGATGCAAAACGAAGATGCGGCGCACTCCTATGCGACCGTGCCGGACGTGGGCGGGGATGCCATCTCAGGAATTAACTCCGCATCCTTCCCGTCGCAATTCAAAGCCATCAACGCCCTTCCGCAATCCCAACGCGGGCCGGCAGTCGAGGACTTCTACTTCCGCGAGTTTTGGAACGCCTGGTACGCCGCGCTAAATTCAGATGACCTCGCAATGCGCGTGTTTGACTGCGCCGTAAATCAAGGGCCTGGAACCGCTGTGAGGCTGTTGCAGGAGGCTGTAGGGGCCTGTGGCGACCCGATAGCGGTTGACGGCGAATGGGGGCCTCTGACGGTCAATGCGGCCAATGCTATCGATCCTGCGTTTCTGCTGGCGGGGTTCCAAGCCAGACGCGCTGCGCTCTATCAAGAGATCGTGGGCCGCAACCCGCAGGACGCGAAGTATTTGAAGGCTTGGCTGGCGCGGGCTGCTAAGTAGACTTTGCCGCACCCGGGTGCGGCTTACTCCGTCTTGCTCGCTGATGCGGCTGCCCTATCCGATGCGCTCATACCTCAGCGAGTTTCTTCATGTCCGCCAAAGCATCGGCGTTGCTGTCGAAGAAGCGGCACGGATTGATGGCGTGGCCACTCTCGCGGTAGATTAGTTGCGCGGCGAGAAGCGTGCCATGAAACTTCTCCAGCGCGTAGCCGGCAGGGCCAGCCAGATGCACCGTCCAACCGCCTCGGCAGTGCGTGGTGCGGCATGTGTGCCATGTATTCATTTTCAGCGCTTCTGGCGGGATCGACGCGGCATCATAGATTTTTTGGTGTATATTCTCGATCTTCGGAATCGGGGGCGCGCCAGCCCAAGACGATTCGGGATCGCCTTTCAGATCCTTCTTGCTATCTTTCAGATCCTTCTTGCTATCTAGATAGGCGATATTTGAGCAGCCGGAGCAGTCGGAGCAGTCGGAGCAGTCGGAGCAGCCGGAGCAGCCGGAGCAGCGGGAGCAGCCGGAGCAGCGGGAGCAGTCGGAGCAGCGGGAGCAGCCGGAGCAGCGGGAGCAGCCGGAGCAGCCGGAGCAGCGGGAGCAGCCGGAGCAGCCGGAGCAGCGGGAGCAGTCGGAGCAGCGGGAGCAGCCGGAGCAGTCGGAGCAGTCGGAGCAGCCGGAGCAGCGGGAGCAGCCGGAGCAGCGGGAGCAGCCGGAGCAGCGGGAGCAGTCGGAGCAGCCGGAGCAGCCGGAGCAGTTTGTACAATTCTTGCAGTTGTTCAGGCTGTCCAGCGCCGCCTGAGCCTTTTCGCGCGTTCCGAAGCATTCCACTGAGCACTTGTTGCCGTTTGCGTCTTCAATCCAAGTCATAGTGTCCCTTTCGTGTTGCGTCGCGGTGCGCTCCCGTTGGTGAGCACGGGCGTCTGTTCCATGCGGCAATAACCGCTTCTGTTTCTTCCGCGCTTCCTGCTTCGCCGTCCACAGAAAGCAGTTCGCAGTCGAGTGAGTTGCAGAAGATCACGATACCGCCTGCACGGTTCTCCTGCTGCTTAGGTTCTTTGCCACAAAACGGACATGGCTTCAATTCAATCGCCATTTCTCCCCTCCCTTTCTACAGCGCGTTAATGTTGGTGTTCCACGGGCGCATGATGGGGCGGCGCATGGTCATGCGATGCCCTTTTTGAGCGCTTCGACAAAGATTTGCGTCATTTTAATGCGCTGCTCAATGACCTTGATTCGATCTGCCGCTTTCTGCCGCACAGCTTCTACCTCTTTGCGGCCCTTGAGGATTAGGTTCTCCTTATTGGAGATAGTCCTCTCTATCGGAGACTGCTTTACTGCTCTCTTCTTCATGCTTCCCCTTTCAGCTTCCGCCTGTAAAGTCCATCGACTCGCTCGTACCCAAGAAAGGCGGCGATACGAGTTCCGACTGGAGCGCCCTTGAGGACAATGGACAGGTTTTGAGGCTTGATGCCTATTCTCTTGGCAAGCTCTACCTGTGTTTCCTTCGCCAGCTTGCGGGTGAGGATTGTTCGTAATTGATTGTCTGTCGCGTAAGCCATTCCCAGACACTAGCAAAAATAATCATATGTGTCAAATGATTTCTATTGACATGCTGTAGCGCCGGGAGTATTTTCCGAAAAGAAAGGAGATTCAGACATGGAAGAGACTTTGTACATTGTTGTTTATCGCTACACCGCAACCGAGGTCTGGCGCGAGAAAACCAGCGGCGTCTTCAATGACAAGCGGCTGGCTGAGAACTTCGTCGAGATTCTGGAGGCGCAGAAGTTCGCTCCATTCATCGCTATCGTATCCGGGCCAATTACCTGCCCCGAGCAGATGGCCGAAGCCGAAGCCGCGTTGGGGGCCTTTTGATGGACCACTGGACCATCCTCAATCTAGTCAGCAGTGGCGATCTACGGATGGTCGATGCAATGAGGCTCCTGTATCCAGAGGACAAGAAGACAATCGAGTCTATGGAACTCAGGGAGATGTACGACTCACACCACCCAGACCTGAAAGGAACGCAATGACACATCCACTTTTTGACGCCTATGTTGAGGCTTGCAACTATCCCGGCAAATTGGACGAATCGCTCGTCGAATCGGCCCTCCATCAATACCTTTCCGCGCTTGGCGTGACAAGGGAAATTATCCACTTACGCCAAGGTTGGACACTGGAACAACATCAACCGCTGTCCCGAACCGTAAATGCCATCCTTGACGATTTTCAAGAGAGAACCGGCTACAAGCCGGTTCGACGGGACGCACGGGACGCAATGGACGCACGGGACGCAATGGGCGCACGGGCCGCAATGGACGCACTGGACGCACGGGACGCACTGGACGCACAGGTCGCACAGGACGCACAGGACGCACGGAACGCACGGGACGCACGGGACGCACTGGACGCACAGGTCGCACAGGACGCACTGGCCGCACTGGCCGCACGGGGCGCACGGGGCGCACGGGCCGCAATGGACGCACTGGACGCACGGGACGCACTGGACGCACGGAACGCACGGGACGCACGGGACGCACTGGACGCACGGGGCGCACGGGGCGCACGGGCCGCAATGGACGCACGGGACGCACTGGACGCACGGAACGCAATGGACGCACTGGACGCACTGGACGCACGGAACGCACGGGACGCAATGGCCGCACGGGCCGCACTGGACGCACGGAACGCACTGGACGCACGGAACGCACTGGACGCAATGGCCGCACTGGGCGCACGGGGCGCACGGAACGCACGGGACGCACGGGACGCACTGGACGCACGGAACGCACTGGACGCACGGAACGCACTGGACGCACCACATCGCTTCGCTCAGTGGTGCGTCCAAGGACGAGGATGGTGGTGGTTTAATTGGGAAATTTCCTGGGTCTCAACTACCGCGTTCGGCGCAGCACAACGGAATGATAAGGTGGTAGCCGCGTGGTCCAACCCGCTTCTGAGCGCTTTCCTAAACGGATGCTGGTTACTTTTTTGGACCTCAGACACACTTTATTGGGTGGCGAAACCTACCGTTCACACCGAAAAGACTGCGGAGGGCCGTGGACGCCGCTTGCACAACGACTCATACGCGGCCTTAGAATCAGATGTGCAAAATCTGTATTTCATCCACGGGATTTTGGTCCCAGCCTTCGTTGTGGTACGGCCAGATTGGATCACCATCAAGCACATCCGTGACGAAGAAAACGCCGAGGTCCGCCGCATTATGATTGAGCGGATGGGTTGGGAAAAATTCTGCTCCGAAGCCAAGCTCAAGGTCATACATACCGACACACTGACGGCGCAATTCCCCGCCTTGCCGGTGTCGGAAACGGTTCACGCCGATATGCGAGCAGTTACCCGCTACCGGAAAGGGAAGGAAGTTGCCGAGTTGCTGGAGTCGGAGGAGTTTAAAGACTTTGATGATATGCCGCTCAAGTTCGTCCGCGTATCTGACCCGAGCACGGGCGAGAAATACACGCTGAGAGTTTGGTCCTCGAACAAGCGCGCATACGAAGCAGTTGCGCAAACCTTTAACATGACGGAAACTGAATACAAGCAATCCGTCCGCGCCCACAGTTAAAAGGAGAACCACGATGAAAGCAGCCGTAAGACAGGGAGACGTACTCCTGAAGCCCGCAACCATCCCCACCGACGCCAAGAAGATCGCCCTGCGCCCCATCGCTCTCGGTGAGCGTACCGGCCATCACCACAGCCTCATGTCCAACGTGGAAACACCCATTGAAGATTTAGTCGAGATGTACGAGAAAGACGGCCAGACCTTCGTGCGTGTGCTCGGTGAGCCAGAAAGCGTGAGCCTGGTCCACCAGCAGCACAAGGCCCACACCGTAGCGCCTGCAGAGTATGTCTACGTGCCACAGGTCGAGAACTCCGACTGGGGCACCCACAAGGTCATCGACTAACCCTGCGACACAACCCTACGCTCTACATCCGCACACGGACCCACCACAAAGAACCCGTCAGACCATCGGCGGGTTCACCCTCAACACCGATAGCACATCGTTGATTGCTGTACCGTCCATGACCATCGCGGTCGTGTAGCGAAGAACGATGATTCCCATGAGCCCAGCGGCGTTGTATTTATGGCAGTCCCCTACGAAACCGCCGATACGCTGATGCCGTCCGCCCACACCGCCTTCAATCTCGACGGCCAGCTTTGCGTTTGCGAAGTAGAAGTCAAACCGCCAGCGGCGTTTGGGATGGAACAGGTATTCCCGCACTGGAGTCAGATTCTCCGCTCGACAATGCAGCCAGAAAGCTTCTTCCCCCGCGGAAAGCGCCCTTGCGATCGTCACTTGTTGTACCTCAGCCGGTTCCCGCCCTTGAGAGAGTTTCCGTTTACGCAAGCTGCGCCGTTGATCCAGTCGCCGTTGGGCAGCTCGATTCGGTCGTCCCGCCGCAATCCGCCCATGCCCCGCCCATGCTCATGCTCGAAACTCGCATCCTTGCGGCTCAGCGGACCGGCACAGCAGTTCAGATGCACAGCGAGGCAGCAAATGCCGTTCTGCCGTTCCAGCATGGCCGTAATGCGCCGCTTGTACTCCGCTCTCCCTTCCGATGTGCCGGCCAGGGGATGGTTCCGGCAGATTTGCCTGCCGTCCGGCTTGGTGATGAAGGCACGGTTCTCCATCTCTATTGGAGGGGTGTCTTTGGGTTTGGGGAAGGCAGGAGCGGTCAGGTACGCATGGCTCATTGCTCCCAGCCCCGAGCCCAGTGGATAACGCAATCATTCAGCGCAGCAGGAGGCTTCTCCATGGTCGCTTGTTCGTTGAGGATCAGTGCAATGTACGCCAAAGCTCTTTCGTTGGTGATAACGAGGCCGACAGCGGCCAGTTTATCTGCGAGTCGATTCGCTGTCCAGTTCTTCATGCTTCCTGCTCCTGTAACTCCGAGATCGCCAAATAAAGCAGCGCCCCCTGGTAGTCGTCCGGCTCAAGCTCGGCCTTCCTCGCAACCCACTGGAGGTATGCCTTGACCTGTCGCATGTCGCCCGCTGGGTAGGTCAGTTTCAGCATCTCTGGCCGCTCCAGGTGCTGCCCGTGGTCCTTGTTGAGCTTTTCTCGGAACTCGCTTTCCGTTGCTGTCTTCATTGCCTCAATCACCGTAGGATCGCGGCGGCATGTATCGCTCACGCCCTTGTCGGCCAGGAGCACAGCATTGCATCGCTTGACTTGAGCCAAGTCTTCAAGCGGAACCGGCCCCAGCGCGAGCTGCGTTGTGTTGGCTTCGAGTGCATACCGGGTCCGCGGAAAGGTAGCCTGAATCCAGCGGTGCATTGACTTGAACGGGACGCCGTAGTCGGGATCTTCGTCGAGCTTCCACAACTCCCGCTCCGAGACAATCCGCAGAGCGCACATGCGCAGTGAGAAGATGCGGTCCTCAGCACCCTCCAGCGAGGTCAGGATGCCCTTCAGGGCGATTGCGGCATCTTCCGGCTCACAACACCCTAGTTTTTCCCAGTCGGGCGATTGTAGCGCCAAAACGGGCGAGATCGCATCTGGTTTCATGGTTCCTCGAAAGGGAGCACGTCGGGGTTGTTCTGCCGGTAAGCAAGCATTCGGTTGAAGCAGTTTTCCAGCATCAAACTAAATCGCGCGTCATCCCTCAAAGCCATCAGTACAGCCAATGCTACAGCTACTTGCCAGTCTTCCTCAAACTCTTTTTTGCCGTATCTCATCAGCTTGCGCATTTGAGACATCTCCACGGCCCGGCGGTACTCTTTGAGGTCAATCTGCTGAGTAGTCAAAGTCGAATACCTCTTGGCTCAGGCGTTTGGCAGCGAGTCGCTTACGCTCCTTGTGCATCTTTTGCCATCCATACGTCCGTGTGCGCTTGTGACACGGAACACAGAGAGTCAACCCGTTTGAGAGAACGTAGCGAAGACTGGGAAAGTCGGCATAGGGTTTGATGTGATGAGCCTCAAGTCTGCATCCTTTCGCCCCGCATCTCCGGCAGGTAAATCCATCCCGGCTCATCACCGCCTTGCGCCAGTCGTTATCAAATGTACGGGTATTGCGCCGCACGTCAGTCCTCAAATGATAGGTCCGTGGCTTGATTCCGCGATTCATCGCCAAGTGCCCAGGCTCACAGCCTTTCTGACTGGCATCCTTGCATCCCCGGCAGCAGAATCTCTGGTCCATCCTAGCGTTCTCCGAAATAAACGGTGACCCGCATTGCTGGCATGTTAGCGTCCGACACGCGGCGCATCGCTTCTGTGTGGCGTGGGGTATGAAGTCACAGTGGCAAATCAAACAGGTTCGAGTCTTGATCGGTCTGTTCTTCGCGGTCCACTCTTGCCAATAAACTGCTCTGTACGCTGGTTCTTTGCTCCTCATTCTCGAATGATAACACTTCTTGCGATAACCGTTTGGCACTTATTTCACAGTAGCGCTCCTCGATTTCGATACCGATTGCTTTGCGTGCCATGTTCTTCGCGGCTGCGAGTGTGGTGCCAGAGCCGCAAAAAGGATCGAGCACGGTTTCTTCTGGTTCGCTCCACCATCTGACTAAATATTCCATGTGCCTATAAGCGCGGCTGCAGGGGTGTCCATTTGCCTTTCTTCCTCCGGGTTGCTGTGAGGGTGCCCGGCCTGGGATAACTTTTTGGCCTGCTCGGCTTGGGATTGGGTCTCCAAAGCAATAAGCGATCTCCTCGCCCCCCAGCCATCGGCCGATATAACTGGGAATCACATACGGTAGAATCACAGCTCGAGCATAGGGCAGCGGTACAGGCCAAAGAAAACGTGGATCTGAATCGTAGCGCAAGATGAACACAGCCCGCTTGCCCCATTTAACCTCCTCGCCAAAGTCCACAAATAAGCCTTGCGGATGGTCGCTGCCCGCGAGTAGACCAAGTGGACAATTAGGCCATACTGGGTCCGTCACGATACTTTCGCAAAGTGGGAGTGTCGGTAAAATCTCCCTGCAATCGCCGTGGTAGATCGTGATGCCTGCGTGCTCATAGTATGGCTTCATCTACCCCCCCCTAACAGCGATAGTTGCTGTGCTCTTTGCCGTCTCTTGCGGTGAACCACCGGATACCACTTCAGGACACGAGCCGGCGCGATGGTGATCCGCCCAGCGCCTCCGCAGACAGGGCAGTACCGATTGGTGGGTCCGACCGCATGGAGCCAGCCGTTGCCGTTGCAGGCTAGGCATCTCTGCGAAGGCCGGTTTGCCATTTCATGCTCTCCTATTCCAACGCACCAAAGCGTTCGCCCGGTCGCTCACCGCAGCCTGAGTCGTGCCGCATGTTACCGCCCCACTGTCGTCGCAGCGGCACCAGAACAGCGTTCCAGACGGCACTATCGCTGCTCCCTTTTTGGGCTGGAAAGCGCCAACTGGGCTGCTGTGGAGCGATACTTCCCCGCCGCACATCGGGCACGGCTCTACGGTTTCAGTTGGCTCCAGTTCTACTTTCATCGGTATTCCTCCTTTAAAAATCCATCCACCAATCTATAGCTTCCTGCGCTGCTTTGCTTGGGGTCCAGGCGTTGCTTCCCCGAAAAGATTCAAGGTGGGGTTGTAGGCCTCCTCCAACCACTGCTTGGCTTGCTTGGCCTGCTTCTGCCTCACCCCCGATTCGTCCAACTTCGCTGGGATGACCGCGCCTTTTGGGTCGATGCAGGGGTACTTGTCCTTGATCTGCTTGCGAAAGTAACTTCCGGCGAACTTGCTTCTTATGAGGCATTGGTACTTATTCTCCGGCACGCCCTCGAAGATGTAGATTCCCCCCGTGAATTTGCAAGCCAAACTGCCTTCGATGGGCTCATAGGAAACACATATCAGGCTACCGCTCGGATCTGTGACGCCATGCCAGCCGCGATAACCTGTCACGGAATAGCCTCCGCAAGTACCTTCTGCCCGCTATCGATAAAATCCCACCACGCATCGCGGAAGTTCTCCGGCATCGGCGGCAGGTCCAGGGGCTTAGGCTTCCACTTCGCGGCCCCTGCGCTGAATCCATCTTTTCCACCATGCAAACGGCAGAGATAATGCTCTCCGATGGTATGGAAGCAATGTGGGCAGACCACTTATTTCTCCTCCATGTTCTTGTCGGTCACTCCGTAGAGCTTGATTGCGATTACTTCTTGGCCAGCGTGGCTTCCAACTCCTTGACCGCCTTCAGGGCATCCCCCGGAGGCTTGAAGTAGATCGCCTCGTGAACTGCCGTTGGTGCGATATCGCAGTAGTGTCGTTCGGCGGGAGACTCAGGACCGGGTACCAGCTCCATGAAAATCTCTCTCCCGCCCGGCGTTGTGAATGGACCCACCACCTTGCCACACTCAGGGCAAGGACGCGCCGGAAGCAGTTTGTACCCGGCGGCGAGCATGAGCGGCAGTGTGGCGGGAAAGGGCATGGCTATCCTTCGACCGGAAGGAACTTCTGGAAACGCTCAACGTATCCGCGCAGCGCCTCAATGCCGCCCTGTTCGGTACGGGCGATGGCTTCCAGATTCGGCAACCCGCTCTCAATGGAAGCATTTACCTCTTCCCGTGTAGCAATGCGACCGTGAGCGTACCACTCAACCGATTCTGGCTCACCCATCTGGATAAGTGGATTGCCGCGCCCGTCATTGAAGACTTCATACTGCCGAGTAATCCAGAGCATCGCCACGCCGGGATTGCGGGTCAGCGCATGGCCGGGTGCTCTATCGCGAAGATTTGTATTGTTAATTGCTTCATCCTCGCGGCGCACTTGACGAGGATTCGACAAGAACGGGCAGTTCTTCGCGCTCCACCGAGCGCACTCAATATGCGACGGAGGCTCTGCACTTGTACGGTTGATTCCGCACATAGGGCCAGCGACAAAGCATTTGGTGATGCCCATCTTTTCCCCGCATACCCAACAACGATTCTCACGGATGGCCGCGATGTACTTCTTGCCATCCATCGCCCGAAACTCAGGCTTGCCGTCAATCCAATCCACGAACCATGGAACCGGGAAGCCGCGTTCATCACGGGGAAGTGTCTTCATTCGCATCGGCAGACCCTTCCAATCGAGAGCCTGCGCATTCTGGCCATGCATTACAGGGCATCCGTTCATAGCAGTTTCCTTTCAGTAGGTGATGCTTACGTGCGGGATTAGACCCCTGGCGATGGCTAGAACAACGCCTCTGGCTTCGTCTCGCGTGAGGGCGCAACCAATCAAGGCTTGAGTTATTTCTCCGTGGACCCTGTTCCAGCGGTCCGTCTGGGTCTCCTCCACTACCGGCTCGGCTGGTCTGGAGTCGAAGGCTGTGCCACCTACTGTGACGGAAGGAACATACCGAAGCGGAGATGGCTGGGCAAGGCTATATTCTTTCGGTTCCGGTGTCGGTTCCATCCAATCGGGGCGAGTAGGAACGCTCAACTCCGCAATCACTTCCTGCCGCGTCTCCACCCTTGCCGCTTGCACCGCATCTGCTACCTGCTTCGCTGCCAGCTTCTCCGCAGCCTCAGCGATCCGCGCTTCCTCCTGCCGCTTCGCCTCGGCCTGCCGGTCAGCCTCGTCCCGCTCGGCTTGCTTGCGGCGCAGTTCGGCCAGTTCCCGCTCGTTGGCCTCCACCTGCTGCCGTTGCGCAAGGGCGTCCTTAAGCACCAGCAGGCTGGCAGCAATGGCCGATTCCGCGCCCACCTTGTACTCCTGCATGGTTGACACATCGAACGTCTCCAGTTCCTTGATTGCCGCTTCGATGGATGCAGTATCTGAGTAGAGGTGCGGCTGACCCAAATCTGCAAGCATATTCACGATGCCGGAAAGCCGCGTCCTTCGTGCATCCTCCTCCTGCTCCCACTCCGTCAGCGGGCGCAACACGTCAGCCTCGATGCCGCCCACGATCAGCACCAAGCGGCGCTTCTCTGTGTCGATGGCCGCGAGCTTCCGCTTCGTCTCCCCGGTAAACTCTTTGGCCCGCGCCTCGATGCCGGTGCGGAGCTTCTGGAGGGTCCGGGCGAACCGCTTCAACTCCGTCCGGCGCTCCTCCGTCTCGATGCCGTACTTCTTGGCTTCGGTGAGGTACCACTCCCGGCCAGCGGCAAGCTGCGCGTCAGTGACTCCCCCCGGCGCAAACAAAGCATCGGGGGTGAGGCTGTCGATCACGGCAAGGGCAGAGCCGGTGGATTCGGCTTGCTCATCAGTCGTAGGCATGGGGCGCTCATCGAAAAGTGTTTTCATTAGAACATTACCTCGTCTTTCTCCACCGCAACGGCGACGGGTTCGGGAACTGCGGGAAGCGGCTCGGGTTCAGGTTCCGGCTTGGGGCTGAGTGCGTCAAGCAGCGAAATTCCTTCACCCACGCGAATAGCTACTTGGGAGCATTCCGGCACGCCTTGCCAACTGTAGTGCGTCCTGTGACGGCAGACCAGTTCGTGTACCACTTCCACGATGCGGGCCTGCTCTTCCGTGAACGGAGTCCCATCCTCGACGGTGCCGTCTGCTTTCATGAATTTCATACCCGTTCTCCTTCCGGTTACGCTGTTGCGTTGATGATGGGTTTGCCTTCTTTGTACTCATCGCCGTCGATAAACACGATGTCTTCGATGTCGATGAAGTGGGTAGGCCATTCGTCCGTGACGTTGATCTTCTTGTCCCGCTCCTTGATGCGGAACGTGCAGACCTTGCCGGGAGTCTTCTTGAGCGCCTCCAGCAAGCTGCCGTGGTAACACCACGCGCCCCCGGCTTCCCACGGAACACCCTGATTCTCGCCTTTGAGCGCCCCGACAAACACCACACTCGTACAAGCGTTGAGCTTGGGCTTCTCCTGCGCCGGGAACTCCTTGATGCGTTCCACCGTGACCTCCAGCCCATCCTTGCCCACGCGAGGCTGGTCGTACATCCCCGGCTTTTGGCTGGCGTGGGCGGGTTCGGCGGAACGGTTCTGCTCCGCCTTTGGGATGTCCCAATCCTCCATGTCCTGAGTGAACAGGCCGGAGGATCGGGTAGCGGAGAGCACCGCATCCACCTTCGCCCGCTTTTTCGACATTTTGAGGATCGTGTTTTTCAAATCCGCGATGTCTTCGTTTTGGACCCTGCCGACTGACTGATTCACGATGGACGGGTCATTGTCGGCGAACTTGGCTTTGCAGCAATCGCCGTTCTTTGCCCAGCAAACGAAACCGCCTCCGTACTCTTCTTTGCCCTTGATGATGGTTTCCTTGCCGCAGTTTGGGCACTTGCGCTTCGCTTCCCGCCAGCGGTACTTCTTCTCGTAGCTGTTGCAGGAGCCGAGGCCGGAGGAAACCAGCGTCATCTCCGGCTTGCGGAGCAGTACGCACTTGACTTCGTAATCGAACAGGCCCTTCTCAAAGTCCTCCGTGCGCTGTGTGACTTCGTACTCATCGGCCAGCCCGTACAGTTCGCAGAGCTTGTCGGCGCCTGGTTTGTAGAGCGTGGGCTTAGGAGTGCCGGGGATGGTGCCGAAGTCCTCACCGTCAACCAAATACTCTTTGACGAATTGCTGAAGCTGCATCAGCCGTTCCTTCGCCAGCGCCACGTTCATTACCGGGGCGATCAGTGTGCCGCCGGGCAAGGCTTGCGTTGCTAATTCTGTCGTCATAGTGCTCCTTTCAAAATCTTGAGTAGCCAAACCCACAGCATCTGCCGCAGGCTGACTCGCTCCATGAGCACGTCTTCGAGGCTATAGGCTTGCGAATCATTGTCGTAGAACACGCGCTCCGAGTCGGTCATGGTTTCTCCTTTGTGCTTTTGAATAGGCGGTGTACTCCGGCGTGTTCGCCGATCAGAAAGCCGACCGCAAAGACCAGCGCAAGCAATATGCCGATGTATACCCAGCCCATCACAGCTTCCCGGCCAGATATGCCAGCATCGCATGAAGGTGATGCGCGACCCATGCTCCGCAAGCGATCGCAAGCGCCACGAACACGAAGCCGAGGAAGGAACTGTAGTAGGTCAGCATCAAATCTTCGCGCTGGTTGCGCTTGCGGCGGGCGGCCAGTTGGTCTGCGTTCGGCACGCGATAGGGATTGATGATGACGATATGCGACTTCACCACTCCCGGCAATGCTTCTTCCATCTGATTCATCACTTCTCTGGCTTCCTGTTGCATGTTCATGTGGGGCCTCCGTAATTCATAATGTAGCGTGAAAAGCTGCTTCAATGCTGCTTGCGTGTCCGGCCCAGGCCAGTTGCACGCCGCGTTCGTCGAGCCCAAGTGGGAGCGGTTCATCGTTCGTCAGGACCAGCGCCGCATGTTTAATCTCTGCGGCTAAAAAGATGCGGTAGTGGGCGAGTGTGAGCGGGTTGGTGGTCATGGGGCAATCTCCCAATCGTCGGCGAGAATATCGATGAGGGTAAAAGGTGCAGTCTGTCCATCCCATTTGACGGGAATATATTCTTTTAATTCCGCCTCGTATACCGCCTTCCACTCCTTGCGTCTCACGCGGATGCCGTCTTTCATCCACTGCGCGGCCTGTTTGATGTCAGCCATTATCTTCTCCTTTGTGGGATAATCCCAAATTACGGTACTTATAATGCCTGTTCGGTGTTTGGCGAGTAAGTCCACTCGCTTCTGAGCCGCTCGACCTCAGCCCACGGCACTCGCCAGTCACGTCCGAGAGGCCCGCCGAGCCGGTAAGCCTTGATGCGTCCCTGCTTGATCCAATTCTTGACGGTGCCGGCGGAGCAGGAGAAGGCTTTGGCTACCTGGGGGACGGTAAAGTCGTGTTTTTCGGTGGGTTGGGTCATGGTCTCCTCAGTCCCCTTTGGTAAGGATGTGTGCCGGGTTAGTTCAGGTGGACGTACTGCTTTACGTACTCCATTGCGGCGTCATCGGTGAGGTAGGTCTTTTGCTGGTCGCTCCAAAGGATGTGCTTTGCTTCATACTTAGAAGCGTTGACCACCTTGCCGATACTCTCGACGGGATTATCGTTCGCCCCCTTGGGCCAGATGACAAGCTGCCCAATTTTGCAGGTCTTGCAGTTGTAAATGACGGTTGCCATAACCAATCACCTCGATGTACCTACTATCCCACAACACTATCGACATTGCAAGTAAATTCGACAATGCAGCGTAAAACTTTGGTAACCGGACAATACCGCACGGCACTAGCAAGGCGCGGCATAGCAAGGGCGGGACTGCGCTCTTTCTTACTTTCGCTTTTCTTTCGCTCAGATTGGTGCGCGGTGTGGATGCGCACGGCGTTGCTTTGCAACAGCTTACGGCGGCAATAATATACTTGACTAATGATAAATAGTTCGATTGTTTCCTGCGCCTTCGTGCTTCGCTGCAATCTCCGGCGTTACGTTTCTATCCTTCGCATAAATGAACGCCCACAGTTCATCGACTTGAATCCGTTGTGAGTTGAGATTGCGGAATGCTTCATCTTGAAAGCGCGATTAATAAGGAGAGGCGTAAGGCCCGGATAAGCCGCGAAACTTGGTCCGAGCCCTAACGCTGAACAGAGAGGACTGGTGATGCCCATGAGGACCCCGTGACGTTTGGGGGCCGCAAGCGGCCCCTTTGCGTCTACTCTCTCCATCTTTTTTAACACAAATCACCCCATAAAGAAAGGGGAAATCGCAATGGCCAACGAAATCCAAACAGGCGATATTGCCGCGATCATTAAGGATTTAATGAACCGTCGAGCGGCTCTAGATGCCGCAATCACAAATCTGGTCGCCGCATCAGGCGCATTGAAACTCGCGCTTGAGGAACAATTCAAGCTCGACGCCGTAAAGGCGCAGCACCACGAGTGGCCTTCTGAAGAATAGAATCTGCTTCGGCATCGGCTCTTTCACGGTCAGCGGGAGTCATTTTTGCTCTGGCCTCCTCAATCGCATAAAAAACCTTGTCTGCATGTGCGGCGAGTTCTCCCTCGAATTCACTGCGCTCAATCTCTTCCTGGCTCATATTAGCGTGGGTAGACAACCGGGTCATCCTCGGGCCTTTCTTTGGTGGAAGTTTAGTATGCCATTAAACTGCGCGCAGCGATGGCCGGATTCAAAGTAGCCCACTACCAGAAAACGGCCCCGATGTTATGAGGCCGTTCCTTGCCAGCACTCCGAGTGCTGGCTTCTTTGGGTTAGGAGTCGCGGGGTAAGGTTCGCGGCAGGTTGTCAAGGACATGGCGCGAGGGGTGATATCGGCTTCTCACCCCGCTGACTTGATTATATCCCCACTCCGTGAAATACTGCAACCGTCAAGAGCATGGCAGAGCCGTGAAAACAGTTCGGGGAGTTCGCGGCACTCTTTCCCATAATCAACGGGCCGCTTGAGTTGGACAGGTACGGACATAGGCACCGATGAAATCAGCGCAATCAAATCCGGGCAACGGGCTGGTACTCGATCCAGCACCAGGGCTACGTCCCGGTCGCATGGGAAACCGCTGAGAGGCGGGACAAATAAACGCGCTGAAATCAAGACCTGAGAGCCATGCTAAGAAGCAAACACAGAACCTTTCCCGAGGGAAGCCCGAGGTGTGCCTACCGGGTAAATGGGTGACCGAAGCCAGATCCACCAGCCAGCGGGAGAAGCAGATAAATCAACCAAATACAGAAGATCACCACAATAACAACCCGCGCAATCTGAGCAAAGGGAGCAGGCAGCGGTATCTGGGTGAAAATCCACCAGATCAAGCCGAAGATAATGCACATCACCAGAACGGTTATCAGCAAACCAAGCATGAGGCACCTCGGATTATTGGATGCAGGTTTACATCTTGACAGCCATTCCCCCGCCAATTACGCTCACTGTATGGCACCTAAGGTCACGCCAGTTATCGATGCACCCCGCGTCAGCAGCGCCAATACCGGAGCCGCGCCGGCGATTCGAAGAATGAAGATGCGCTATCCGGAAATGAGCGAAGCCCAGATCGCCAAACGGGTTGGATGCGACCCCGCAAACGTTCATCGCGTGCTAAAACGCTTCCTCGGAGACGGGATCACCGAGCAAGACCATGAAGCCTTCAAAGCTAACACTGCAGACATCTTCGACAGGCTTACTCATAAGATGCTCATGTCAATTACTGACGCAGATATTGCAAAAGCCCAATTGTTGCCACGAGTTACGAGCGCCGCGATCCTCCATGACAAGGCCCGCACGATACGCGGCCAAGCCACTCAGATCAATGTCAGTGTGCTGCTAGACGCGGTGCAGGCGATCAAGGATATGCGTACACGAGCAGGCAATCAGCGCGCGATTGGCGAGTGATTCTCTGTATCTACAGATTGAGCGAAGGAACCAAAGGTGGCGCGTTTGTTTTCAATGGCATAGACCAAAAAGAGAGCCTACCTGACACCCTATGCCCCCCATCGCACGGCGGGCCGGCATCGCGTTATATGTCTCTCCAAAGAGATTTTCCGCAAAAGCGTGTTCACTTATGCTACACTTGTGTTTATGGGTGGGACAATTCATGTAACGGTGCGATTGCCTGTTGAGACGGTGACGATGGTAGATGTTGAGGCCGCTCGTTTGGGCCGCAGCAGGTCTTGGGTAATCGCGTGGATTTTGAGCGATGTGGAACTTTACAGTAGCAAGGAGAACCTGGATGGACACAGACCGGCAGCGAGCGGTGGGAGGGGCGATGTATCGGGAGTCTCGACTGGAATCTATGACGTTGCCAGCAGAGATTCGGAGTCTAAGGTCGGCGGTGGAAAGGTTGTCAAAAGAAGTGAGCGATCTCCGGCTGCGTATGGATGCCCTGAGTGTGGATCGTTGAGCGGCCACCAGAAGTTCTGCTCGAAGCGGTGATATGATTCCGTTGGGGTGATTTATGCCGTGTGGACAGACGAGTTTGGGAGCGGGCGCGACGACGATGATTTCGGCGGCGACGCCGCTTCGGGGGATGAGTTTAGTTTTCCAGAACAACTCAGCGCATCCGATTCGAGTCGGAGATTCGGCTAGTGTGAGTGTGACGACTCCCGCGGCGGTGAATGGCGGGACGGCTGGTTTCGGCTTGTTGATTCAGCCGGGGGGTTCGAGCGGTGGGATGTTTGCGACTTCGGGGGCTTTGAATCTCAAACTGTTTTATATAGCAGGGACCTCCACCGACGTAATCGATTGGGAGTACATCGAGGAGGAATAGTGGCGAAGCGGCCTGATCTTCTGGCGCGGGCGGCAGGGCCGGACGGGAAGATCGATCCCGCAAAGGCTTTGGAGACGGTCAACTCCCTGATGCGGATTGGGCTGATGCGGATGAATCGGGTGCAGGAGCCGTTCATTCGGGCCAGAAACAAGTTTGGCCGCACCCCGAGGCGAAGAATTTTAGAGGCCGGCGAGAAGGTCGGAAAAACAAGAATAGGAATTTCTGAAGACCTTGCCCACTCTTTCGGCTTCAGGCCGTGGCTTGACGCTAGCGACCCCGATTACAAGATCAACATTCAGGTTCCTAATCATGGGCTGGTCGGCTGCGAGACGATGGCGCAGTCGGTCGAGGCTAAGATCAGACCTGAATTCGAGGCTCTGATTCCGGCGCATTGCGGCCCTCAGTGGAAAAATGACACGACCGGCGCCTTAAAGAGCATCACGTTGCGCTATGACTACCTGGGCCGTCAGTGCGGGTCAACTATTCATATTCGGTCGTACAACCAGCCCGCCGAGAGTTTTCGTGGCATCGACCCGCATTGGAATCATTGGGACGAGCCCCCTCCTAGAGATATTTTGATCGCTTCCGAGCGCGGTAAAGTGGTCACCAATGCTCCTTCGTGGTTCACCATGACCCCGTTGAAGGAAGCCTACATCTACGATATGTTCAGCCTCAAGGCGTTCAACGGTGGGGGATCGGATCAAGAGATTGCCGTCTTCCACGGTAGCATGTGGGAGAATTGCCAGGACTTTTGCCGCGCCTGCGATTGCTATATCCCTGAGAACGATCCGGTAAATATGCCCGATCCTCACCAAGAGAGGCCGGGAAACGAGTGCCCGAAGTGCAGGTTGGTGATGGGGTTCATTCCCAGGGCGGGCATTGAAGAGTACCTGAAACTGTTCACCGATCCTGACGAGTTGGCAGCGCATGTCGAGGGCAAGTATGCTCATCTTTCGGGTCTGGTATACAAGGAATTAAACATAGAGAATCACCACTATCAAGACTTCAAGATTCCGGAACACTGGATGCGGATTGAGGTCGTGGATCCTCACGACAATAAACCTGTGCGCTGGCTTTTCGGAGCCGTGAGCCCGGAAGATATTGTCATCAATGGTAAAACGGCACACAGAATTTACTGGTATGCCTACCTGCTTCCAACCGGCAGCATCGACGATATCGCGCGCAAGGTCAAAGTTAAACGCGCGGAGCATAATTATCGGACTCCGGCGTTTGTGATCCTGGATGCCAAATATGGGGCAAGGTCCACCCGGACGTTCGAGGGGGAAAGCTCCTGGGAAGAAGATTTGTATAAGGCCGGGATTGAAAGAATTCGGCTGTCGCATTCCGATCCTGGGGATGTAGCTCTGGGGCATAAGAGAGTGAAAGAATACCTGGCCCCTCAGTACTCATCGGCGCGCGGAAAAAGCGTGCCTGGCATGATGTTTGCCAAGGAAGGCTGCGCTGGAGACCGGGGTCCGTCCCAGGACATGCGTAATTATCAGTGGAAACCAGGAACAGACAAACCGGAAGAGGGATATAAGGATTTTCCAGACTGCGTTCGCTATGCTGCCCTAGAGCAGCCGGTGTACAAAGCGCCGAGCGCCGAGCGGGATATACTGCTGGAATTGCTGGCAAAGAAGAATGAAAGCGATTATCACCCGCTGGGGTACGGACTCAGGCCGGGTGTGATAGTGTGATGGCATGAGCAAGTGCCCACGGTGCGGTCACGAAGAAGAGCTTGGAGAGATCGTCTATCTTGAGCGCGAAAACCGTCACTTGCTGCGCCGCATCCTCAAGCACCTTGGACTTGAAAACCTTCCCACCCAAATTTCGTTTCAGGAGATTACCATGCTACCCACAGCAGGCGGAAATACCCTCGTCTTTACCGGAACGCTAACCCCGTCCGGCTCAACCTTTCCCGCGGATGCGGCCTTCACCGTTTCCGCCAACGATCCGGCAGTCGTTCCCACAGTGGACGGGACCGGTTTGATCGTGACCGTTCCCCTACCGACAGGATGGGTGGAGGAAGTTGGACAGCCGCTGGCGATTTCCTATTCAGCCGCAAGCGCCAGCAATCCCACATGGACGCTCGCGGCGCGGGTCACGCCCTCGGCTCCCGTGAATCTGCCGACCGCGATTTCGTTTACGCAGACGACTTGAGGCTTGATGCTTGAGTACCAAATGGAACCCCTGAGCCTCGCCCTGATCGGCGAGACGCTTGCCGTGCAGCAGGCGTATTGGGAGGAAGTGGCTGGGCCGTTCCACGCCTTTCCTCCCAATGTGGACTGGAAGACCTACCTTCTGGCTCAAGAGAAGGGGTGCCTCAAAGTCATTTGCGGGCGCGTCGGTGGAGTCTTGAAGGCAGGCACCTTTATTGTCGTCGCGCCGCACCCGCACTACGCCTGCATAGCGGCGTCGCTGCCGTTGCTGTTCGTAGTCCCTGAGTGCCGTAAGGGTAGAGAAGGGATCCGGTTGGTAAAACTGGCTGAGGCAGAGGCGGTCAAGGCGGGCGCGCAACTGATGATGACCCATGGCGGAGCGCATAATGGGGTGTACAAGCTGTTTGAATTTATGGACTACCAAGACTTTGGGCGGTACTTCGTTAAGGTCATCGGAGATACCAAACCAGTATTCAAGGAGCGCTGAATGGGAATCACGGCTCTGATCGCCGGATTGGCGATTTCGACTGCTGCCTCGGTAGGGACAGGCATCTATGAGGCAGTTGCCCAACCCCAGGCCCCCACGGCTCCCACGACGCAGCAGACCACAGCACAACAGGCGCAGGCTTCGCAGGCCGCCGCTTTGGCGCAGGCTAACGCCCTTCAAAAACGGCGCGGCATGGCCAGTACTATTCTCACAAGTCCCTTGGGGGTATCTGGCGCTCCCCAAACTCAAAAGGCCACGCTCGGAGCTTAGATGGCGTATCCCGCAGTTGCGATGCCATATCAGGATTCAGACGGGTTCCGTCTGAACGGGCGCGCCGCCGGCGAGAGGGCGAAAGACGCGCAGAAGTATTTGCAGGTTTTAGCGGAGGAAAGACTTCCGTGGGAACCACAGATCGATAACTTAATAGCCTATGTAAATCATGGCCGAAGGTCGATTCAGGATAAAGACTTGTGGCCCGGACAGCCAACCGGAATGGAAATTTACGACGATTCCGCCATGCTTGCCTGCAATAAACTGGTCGATGGCATGGTGGGGTATCTCTGCCCCAGAAATCAGCAGTGGTACTTGCTTCAAATTCCCGGCAAACTGAATTTTCCCCGCACCTCCCGGATGCGAAGCTGGACAGGTAAGCGAGTTGATTCTTATCCAGAAGTCCAGAAGTGGCTGCAGGATTCTCAGGACGTGATGGAGTCGGCCTTCAACCGGTCTAATTTCTATGACATCAACACCGAGTTCATAAGGGACGGAGCTTCCTGCGGGACGGCACATTTGTTGATCGAGGAAGATGTGTCCACGTCCACCATATTTTTCACCGTCCCTCATTTCCGGGAGTGCTATGTCGCGGTCAACTGTTTCGGAAAAGTCGATACCAACTACCGCGTTTTCAAAATGACGTTGCGGCAGTTTGTCCAGCAGTTCGGCCTGGATGCGATGAAGAAGGCCGACAATAACTTCGAGAAAGATTACGAGTCGAACATGCACGCGGAGCGGGAAGTGTTGCACGCCGTCTATCCGCGCAAGGACTATCAGCCGTGGCGGATCGATGCCAAAGGAAAGAAGTGGGCTTCCGATTGGGTTTACAGTAAGGGTGGAAAGATCCTCGATTCCCAGGCAAGCGATCAGGGCGTAACCATGTTGTCCGAGGGCGGGTACGACTCGATGCCGATTCTCTCCTGGCGGTGGCGGGTCAACTCGGACGAGATTTACGGCAGGGGACCGGCGCACGACGCCTGGGTAGCCATTGTGCTGGCAAATCAGATGGGGAGAACCAACCTGATTACCGGCCAGAAAGCGGCTGAGCCTCCGCTGGCGGCGTATTCCGATCAGCGCGGGCAGATTCAGAGAGGTCCGAACGGCATCACATTCCTTGAAGCCGACCGAGGAAATCTACGAGACAGGATGCCTCAACCTCTGACAACGGGAGTGCAGAATCTTCCCTTCACAATAGAGTTTCAGCAGCGTGTCGGGCAGATCATCAACGAGCATTTCCACGCCAACACTTTTACGATGCTGAGCCAGATTGGCCAGCAGAAGGGCATGGGCAGGCCGGTAACCGAACAGATTTTCGAGATGCAAAGCGAGAAGGCCGCTGCTCTGGGGACCAGGATCGGAAACCTTCAATCGGAGGCGTTCGACCCGTTGATTGCAAGGGTGTTCGATATTGAGGCAAGAGCAGGAAGAATTCCCGATCCTCCGCAGATTCTGCTCGACTCCGAGCACAACGGGGTGATGGTTCAATACCTTGGCATGTTGGCTCAGGCTCAGACGCGGTTGAGTAAAGTGCGGTCTATCCAAACCTCCGTCGCGCTGGCGATGCAAATCTCGCAGTTCGATCCTATCGCCCTTCATGCGATTGATACTGACGAGATGATGCGCGAAGCGATGGACGCTTCCGGGATGCCGGTTTCCTGCCTCAGGCCTCCGAAGGCGATTGCTCAAATACGCGAGATGGCGGAGAAACAGCGCCGGCAGCAGCAGCAGGTCGAGAACGCGCCGAAGATTGCGAAGGCGGCGGCTCTGGCAGGCAAGGGTGCGGAGCCGGATAGCCCGCTTAAACAGTTGATGGGCGGCGGCAAGGAGCCAGGAGAATGATTGAATACTCCCCGGAAGAGGTCAAACAGGCACAGCGCGAGCGGGATCGTTTGCAGCGGTACAGGAATGTTTTCGGCTCCCCAGAGGGGCTTCGAGTATTGGGTGATATTCTCGCGATGTGCCACTTTGGAGTCCCGTTGAATAACGATTCTGAACGGATTGAGTATAATGTGGGCATTACAATCGCCCGCATGAGTGGTATGATGGGCGCAATCGACTCTCAGTTGGGAATCGGGGAGGATTGACATGGCAGGACCGACAGCGCCGTATTACGAGGATGTTCGAATGCCGGGATCTGGAGCCTTACGAGTTCCGACCGAGGCATTCCCTGCAAATCTCGCCGTCTACAAAGACCTCACGCTTACCGGACAGGCCGGAACCGTCACACTCAACTCTCAGCAGGCGTCGCGCACCTATTTCAGCATCACCAACAACGCTGCCGTGACGCTGGTTTTTCCCAGTATTCCTGGGAAGGAATTTATCGTCAACAATCTTGCAGCCTCGTCCAACTCTGTCACTGTCGAAGTTTCCGGCCAGAGCGCAACGCCTATTGCCGTTGCTGCCGGTTTCCTCCAGCATTTCGTAATCGACGCGGCCCTTGGGGTTGTGCCGGCCGCGGCGGCGGTAGCAATCTAGGAGTTTTATGCCAACCGGAGTGTATCCCCGCAAACCGATGACGCCAGAGACTGTCAGAGGTAAAGTATGCCTGGCGTAGAAACCCAACCGACGGAGCCAGTATCCCTTGGATGGAGAGCCGGACTACCAGCCGATATTCGTGAGGACGAGGCATTCGTACCGTTCAAAACCGTGGGAGACTTTGCAAAAGCCCACAAGGAGACGGCGGCGAAGGTCAAGGACTACGAGGGGAAGCTGGCCAATTCGATTCCCAAACTTGGCGAGAACGCGACTCCGGAAGAGCGCGAGAAGTTTTACAACTCACTCGGACGGCCCGAAAAGCCGGACGGCTATGAACTGGATGGAGAGGACAAGAATGCGCCGGAGTGGACTGGGTACTGGCGGAACGAGTTGCACAAGATTGGCGTTCCGAAGGACCAGGCCAAGGCAATTTCAGCGGCCTTCAACAAACAGATCGGGTCGATGGTCGAGCAGCACAACGCGAAGATTCTTAAAGCGAATAGCGATGCTGCAGCCGCACTTAAAACCGAGTTGGGCGACAAATACGATGCGAGCGTCGCGCTCGTGTCGCGGCTATGGAAGCAATGGGGAAAAACAGAAGTCGAGTTCGATAAGGCGTTCGCTACTGAAACATCCGCCAATCGAGTGACGATGATGCGCTTCCTGTTGAATGTAGCCGCGAAAACCGGGGAAGATACATCTTTGCGTGGGACAGTGCAGCGAACCGAATCTCCCAAAGCGGGATACGATTTGAGTAAGTTCAATCTGCCCAAGGCAAGAGTGTAGATGGGAGTTCATCGTGGCCACAGATCAATCGCAACTCGGTTACTCAACGCTCACCGATGTGATCGGGAGTTATTCGTCGTCGGATGCGCGGGCGCAGTTTGTGAAGCCAGCCAAGGTTCTTGCCCGCGCTTGCCCGCTGCTTGAATTCCTGCCATTCGTCGCGGCAAACAACATGCTTTTCAATGTCGCCCGGCGCACCGATTACCTCGATACGCCCTCGACCCGGAGGTTCAACGAAGCAGCCGCAGTTACTTCGTCGAAGAACACCAATATCACCGACGATATTGCGATGTGGGAAAACTGGAGCGTCGAAGATTCGGCGTTTGCCGATATTCAACCCGACCCGTCCGCATATATGTCGGATCAGCTTGACAACAAAGTTGAGGGCTTCCGCCAGAAACTTGAGGCGTCGTTGTTTTATGGCAGTCCCGCTACGGATGTTGGCGGAATCAGGGGCTTGGCGACGCGCATCAACAACCTCGAATCGCTTCCCAACGGAGACGGACAGTGGCCCGCCAATGCGTACAGCGGCGGCGTGGCATCGGGAAACTCCACCAGTATTTGGGCGCTTGAATTAGGGAAAGACAAGGTTCAAGCTATCTATGCGGCGGGGAGTCCTGGGGGGTTGGAAATCAATACTCTTGGGAAAATGCCTTGGACTATAGCCACGGGTCTGAGTGGAGTTCTTGGGCAATCTAAGGCGATGATGGCCTATGTCACTCAAGTGAAATGGAGCCTGGGCCTACAGGTCGTTGACGAACGCTGCGCGCAGCGCATCGCTAACACCAACCCTACGGCTCTGGCGGCGGGCGGCTTCGACGAGAACATTCTCATTCAGGCGTTGGGGAATTTGCCCAGCGCGGGCAATGCTCCAGGCACGGTGATTTTGGTTAACCGGGCCATTCTGAATGAGATGAACATTCGGGCAGTCTCGCAGAAGACCAACGCCTTCTACACGCAGAACATGGAAACCGGAGACATCTGGGGATCGCGGCGCATTACCCGCTTCCAGGGAATCCAGGTCGTCATGGCGGAAAAGATTTCCAACGCGGAAACCATCATCAGCTAAGAGGAGATTACCATGCTGTCAGATGCGATGCAGTATTTTCATGGAACGGGGACATCGGCTTTCGGCCCGGTAACCAACACCGCTGGGGTGCTCGGCGATGCTCTGTGCGCCGCGGGGAGCCAGTATTGCAACCTGGAAATCGATTTTGGCGCTCCCAGCACCGGTTCGGCTTTCCCGTACATCTCGGAATTTCCGTCTCTCACCGAGAAGGGTTACGCCTCCCCTCCCGAAGTGGTCGGAGAAGGCGGAATTGAGATGGGGGTCCATATCGTTATCGGTTCCGCGTTCAACACTCTGACCTCAATTCTGTTCAACGTCGTCTCAGCCGCAACCACGGCGGCAACCACACCCATCATTGCGGCGCGTTCGCTTACCCTGGCGCAGATGGCGGTGGTAGGAGCGCACTACTGGATTCCAGTTCCGCTGACAGCCGTGCTCGAATTCCTGCGCTGGGATGCTGTGTTGACCGGCTCCGATCCCACCCTCGGGACACTCTATTCCTGGTGGGGACCAAAGTGCGGAGGCGAACAGTGAGGATGGTTGTAGCCCAATGTCTTGCTTCTGCGTGGGATAGCGTTGCTTGTAGAACCTACGAACCGGGACAAGGACCGTTACCGGACGGGCTTTATGAGATCGACGCCGATAGCCAGCTTTCAACGCTTGTGACTATCAGGGGAATGTGGCTGTTCCAGTATCCAGGGCATGAAGGGAAAGGCTTTCAGAAACCAAGAGTAGAGCCGGTTGCTCCGCAGGTTCCTCCTATTGAAGCAAAGGCAGACAAACGGAAGCAGCCGATGACAGATGAGCACAAGGCCAAGATGTTAGCTGCACGAAAAGCCAAGAAGGCTGAAAAACTGGCGAGGCTGACGGCGGCTTAGACAGGTTGCCATTCGTCCAGGAGGCGGGGCGTTTCGCCTTGCCTCCTATTTTTTTGAGGGAGAGCGATGAACTATTCACAGGTTGGAATAGCCAACATGGCCCTGTTGAGAATCGGGGCGCGCGGCACCATCGCATCTCTTTCCGAAGACTCGCCCAACGCCATTAAGGTATCTGCCGTCTGGGACATGATATTTCAGGAGGTTTTGTCGGAGCGGGACTGGAAATTTGCGAAGACTCGCATTCAACTACAGCAGAACGCCAACTCCCCGGCGGGAGGGTACAAGTTCGCGTATGCTCTTCCATCTGACTTTCTTCGCCTGTGCCGCCCAAGAGAGAAGCCGGAAGAGCGCAGAATCGCCGATGCCTACTCATGGGGATGGGGACACCGCAACCGCGATCTGCCCGTATGGCCTAGAGAGGTCGAGCCGTATATCACAGAGACGGTGTTGAATCCTTCCCCGATTCCCACCTATACGACGAATCTTCTGAGTAACTATCCTGGATGCGAAACGTATGCCGATGCCTGCCCAATCACCATCAACTACATCCGTCTCATCACCGACCTGACGCAACTGCTGCCGGGGTTTGTGAACGCGCTGGCGTACCGGCTCGCCGGAGAACTGGCAATCTCAATCACAGAGGACTCGAAAAAAGCTCAGAGTGCGATGGGAATGTACTTCCAGACACTCAACTCCGCGCAGGCACAGACCGAGTGCGACGATTTTTTGCAGGATGAGGCGGGATCGAGCTCGTGGGTGGATGCGGGGCGGTATTGGGGGCGTAGATGAGCAATGTTCTCATCAACAATTTCAATACCGGCGAAGTGTCGGAACTAATAGAATCAAGGTCGGACCTGTCCAAGTATGCTGCCGCCTGCAAGACGCTTGAGAACGCCATTCCGTTGGTCGAGGGCGGGGCGAAGAAGATGCCGGGGACGATCTTCGCCGGGATCGCGGCTAACGGCGGCCCTCTGGGAACGGCAAGCACTGGCAAATCCAGGCTGGTTCCTTTCGAGTTTTCTACCAACCAGACAGCGATCCTTGAATTCTTTGCAATGGGCGTGCGCATCTGGATTGACGGCGGGTTGGTCGTCGGAGCTTCGACCGGGTTGAATGACTGGGCTCCGACGAATTCCTATGCTGTGGGGATGCAGGTTCTTCTCGGGGCTTATACAAGGCTCTCTACCACACTGGTGCCAGCAACGCCCTATCTGACCATCCAGGCTCCGTACAGCGAAGGATCACTCAGCAATGCGGTGATTACTTTAGGAGTGAATTCCTCAGACAATCTCGCGGTGACCAAAACAGGAGTAGTGCCAAATCAGGGAATTCAGATACTTTTGGCCAATACAACGTCATCCAAAAACTCATCGGCGGCTATTCAGGCTGCTCTTCTGGCGCTAATAAACCTGAATTCTTTCCTGCACAACTACATCCCGCTCGTAAACTGGCAGGCGTATTGGGACCCAACTTCCTCAACTCCTCCGATTACCTCTGTCACTGTCTCGCAGGCGATGGCAGGTTCAGGCTCAATTTACGAAAATCTGACCGCAAGCAATACTGACAACTTCCCAGCCGTCTCCCTTTCAAATTGGAATCTGATTGCGCCCAACCAGCCGGTTGTCATTGCAACGCCATACGCCGAGGCCGACCTGTTTGCGCTCGATGTCTCTACCCAAAGTGCCGACGTATTCTACATCGCGCATTCGTCTTATCCGCTCGCTTCACTAAGTCGGTATTCAGACACGTCATGGATTTACCAGCCTCTCGCCCTCTACGGCACAACCGATGTGGTGAAGACCGGATACAGCGCGTTAGGGCAGTCAATCTCTAACATCACAGCGGCGAACCCTGCCGTTGTCACGGTGGCCAGCGCCGCCGAACCGTTCGAGGATGGAGACCGGATTTACATCAACGAATGCTCCGGGATGGTGGAGTTGAACGAAGGACAGTTCATCGTGTCAGGCATGGGTGGAAGCGCGGGGGCATGGACGTTCAACCTTCTTCCGCTAGGAGCCGAAGGCGGAGGGCCAGTCGGGAGTTTGGGTGGTTGGAGTGGCGGCGAATTTCCTGAAAACCCCTCTGGAATTTATATGGCAAGCGGCGGCAGTGGCACTGGCCTGACTATTTCCGTCGCCACGGAGCCTGTGCAGGAGTACGATGTCACGCTCTGGAGAGTCATTTATCTTGGGGTGGTAGACGCTGGCACTGGATATAATGTCGGCGATACAGTAGAAATCTCAGGCTCCGGATTCGGAGCGACGGCGCAAGTCACGTCGGTTATCGGCAGCGCCGCCATCGACTCGACCAACTTTCTGCCCTACACCGGCGGCGGGTTTGCGGTGGCGATTCCTAACCTGTTTGTCGGGGCCGGGAATTATCCTGCGTGCTGCACGCTCTATCAAGAAAGGTTTTGCGTGGCCGGTGCACTCGCCACGCCAACGCAGGTCAATGGCAGTGTGCAAGATGACTACTCTGATTTTATCTGCGACCCGAACGAGGATGATTACGCGATTCAGTTCACTTTAGTGAGTCAGCAGGTTAATCAGATGAGGTGGATGATCGGCACACCTACTGCCTTGATGCTGGGCACTTCCGGCGGCGTGTGGGCGATGTACACCACGGATGGCCAGTCGCTTTCACAAACAGACGTTACAGCGGCTCTCCAAACTACCATCGGCGCTGGGAACATAGCTCCTCAACTGGTCAATTCCGATGTAATTTGGGTCACTCGGTCGGCAAGAGTGGTTCGCCTGATTGTGTTCAACTTTGTAACGAATCAGTGGGAAGGCCCCGATCTCACTCGATTGAACAGCTATATCACGATTGGAGCGACAGAAGCTCTTTCAGGGATCGTCCAGACTTCGTTCCAAAGTGAGCCTTATCCGATCTTCTGGGCTGTGCGGGCCGACGGGCAACTGCTCGGATTAACTTACAACCGCGAAGAGGAAGTGTTTGCATGGTTCCGTGTGGTAACCGATGGCGTGATTGAATCGGTGGCCTGCGTATCCGAAGACAACGCGGAAGATCAGGTGTGGATTTCAGTTTTAAGAATCATCAACGGAGTCCAGCAGCGGTACATCGAGTACTTCGCTCCGCAGGACTTATTTCACCAATTATCGAATGCCTTTTTCGTCCATGCCGGTCTACAGTTTCAAGGAGTGGGGCCGTTTTCAATCACCGGAATCTCGAATTCCAATCCATGCGTCGTTACGGCTCCCGGCCATTCACTTACGAACGGGATGTCGATTGCGATTGCGGAAGTTCTTGGGGCGACGCAGGCCAACACAAATCCTCTTACGGCGTGGACGGTGGTGGGAACGAGCGCCAACACGTTCCAGCTTGACGGCATTGATTCAAGCGCGTGGGGCGTATATGGGGGCGGAGGGACGGTTGAGCAGGTCACTAACCAGGTTACGGGCATGAGTTACTTGCTTGGCAAGACCGTGATCGCGGTCGGTGATGAGCAGGTGATCTTCAGCGGTCCAGTCACCGCCGATACGGTTGTGTTTCCCTCGTATGCCAATCAGGTGACCATAGGACTTCCGTTCACCACCACGGTCCAGCCGATGAATCCGGTAATCGGCAACCAGCAGGCCACGTCCAAAGGCAAGAAGCAAAAGTTCTCGCGCGTCACGCTTTCTTTATACGAATCCATCGGCGGTTTGGTTGGAACTGACTCGAATCACCTTCATGCGATCAATTACGGCCAGAACGCGATTGGCAATCCTCCAACCCTTTTTACTGGCAACATCACACGCGAACTCGACGGGGATTGGACGGATTCAGATCCTATCTTGATAGTCCACGGGGAACCATTCCCGCTCACGCTGCGGTCGGTAGTTCCACGTCTTTCTGTCGCCGAGGAGGGTTGAATGGGCAACATGACCGGCTTGCAGCAGATCGGCTTGGCATCCGCTGGCTCTGGCGCGGTGAGTTCGGCTGTGTCCGGATTTGGGCAGTACGAGTCCGGCCAGCAACAGAAAGAGGCTTACGACTACAACGCCTCGATGACGCTCCAGCAGATGCAGGAGCAGATGCAGACCACTGAGGCGAATTATTCTACCCTCATTGGCAAGCAGGCATCGGCTTATGCAAGGGCGGGAGTGGACGTAGCCTCTGGATCTCCATTGCTGGTGATGGCCCACACCGCCGCCCAGGGCGGAGTTCAACAGGAAAGCGAATATCAGGCCGGTACGGAGGAAGCGGCCTTGCAGAAGTATTACGGTAAAGTAGCTGCGTTCAACGGAACGGTAGGTGGAATTAGCACCTTCATCTCCGGGCTGTCCAAAGCTGCTCTGAGCGCGGCCAGCATCATGGGTCCGGGCTCCGGCTCCAATGTTCCCACTTCGCTGATCGGGTGGTAATTTGCCAGTCATCCCAACAGTTGTATCGCCTAAATTTACTCCGCCGCCGGAGATGAACCCGAACATTGCCGGAAGGCCAGGGCAAGCGATAGCTGGCGCGGCGGATCAATTCGCGCAGGTATCTGACTTTGCAATGCAAGTCTCTGAGCGAATCAAGAAGGCGCAGGATGATGTAATTCTCAACACCGCGCAGAATGAGATCGACGCGGAAGTGGAGAAATATCACTCAGGTCTGGCGAATTGGAGCCCTCCTATCGAGCAGTTGGGCACCGCAACCGAGCAAATGAAGAGCGATGCTGCTACGTCTCTAAAGGATAGCCTCGCGGAGAAGTACGGGAACCGTCCCGACCTGATGCGCCATATCGAATCTTACGCTGACAGGGAATTGAACTCGTATAACAACCATGTCGATGTAAAGTCTGCCGATCTGACCTCTAAGTATGGGCAGGCCAGTTTGATGGATTCTGGACTGCGTACCGCGAATCAGGCGGCGCTTGAGCCGAACTTCGCGGCTAAAGAACTGCTGTGGGGAAACGAGTTCAACAAGATAGACATCAATCAATCGAACGGGATTATTAACCCTGTTCAAGCCGCAGTGATGAAGCGGGATATAGTCACAGACACCTTTGACGCGGAAATCAGGACTGCGGCCAACGCCCTTAACACCCCGGAAAGCATGAAGGCCGCAATGGACCGACTGGAAGCCTACAAGGGGAATCCGTATATCAAGCCGGAGAAACTTGCTCAGGGTCAGGATTATCTCACGACTGCCTACGATAAGGCTATGATTAGGGCTCAGAATGTGGACGTGTCTAAACAGGGAGACGCGGTTCTGGCTAGCGCCAAGAAAGACCCCACTCTCACGGACCCGGAGACAGGGGAATTCGATCACTTGGCAGCGGCAAAGAAGATCGATGACGATCCAAACATCCCAACCAAGGTAAAGAAGTACGCCCGGACGGAGCTTGAAGAGGAAGCCGGAGCCACACAGAAACTCCAGAACGACAAAGACCAGAAGATGCTTGACGACCTCGATCCTCACGTTGAAAGTGGAGCATTGACGTTTGCGGAATTGACACGCAGGGAGAATCTTGCTCCTGGACAAAAGGATTATCTTCCGCGCCGCGTAGCCGACCACCTGCTCACCAAAGCGGCGCAGATTCAGCGCGAGAACCGGGTTGAGAATATGCAGGATCGCGCTCTGTTGCGGCAGGAGCGCATGGACAAGAGCGCGGACATTCGCGACCAGCTTCTATCCGATCCGGGATATATCGCCGACCAGAACGAATTGACTCCCTACCGGCTGAAAGGCTTGAACGCCGGAGACGCGAACATTGTATGGAAAGTGCGGGCGCTCAATAGCGATCCGGGATGGAAGCAGGCTGTGGAAACCATGACAAAATCCACTCTGTACGACCCAAGCACCGATGAGGGACGCGCCAAATTCAGTAAAGACCTCATCGGCTTCGCCAAGACTGTTGAGAACAAGAAACTTACTGGCTCACAGATCACCGACGAATTAGAGAAAGAACTCCACCCGCAGGAAGAGGCGCAGAAGACTCAGACCATCAAAGGGCTACTCGACAACATCTGGCCGATTTTGCGCGGCGTTGCGACCGGACAACCAATCACGGGCTTGAAAGTGTCACCAGCCACTACCCAAACGCCTGCCCCTCCTAAGCCCGGTAATGTGGTTCAAGGGTTTCGCTTCAAGGGCGGCAATCCCGCCGATCCTAAAAGCTGGGAGAAGCAATGAGGACGCCTGCGCAGGTTGGTCCTTGGCAGCAGTACGCTCCAGCGCCCGCTTCTGCCCCAGAAACGCCCGCTACCGGCCCTTGGAGCAATTTCCAGCCTCCGAGTCCATCGCTTGACCAGGATCAAGCCCAGCGGGCTACAGACGCGCTGGTGTACTCCCACCTGACCGGAGCGCCGCCGAGCTTTACCTATGAAAATCGGGACGCGCTCAACAAGGACTTCGGAGAGCGACTTGGGGAATATGCCGAGGCGGGATGGAAGGGACTCACCAAAGATTCGATCATCGGAGAGTACCTACGCGGACAGACCTCAGGGCCGTTTGAGTCCGATGACGAAGTGTCTAAGTTCATCGAAGGATTCGGCCAGATGATCGGCGATCTGCCGGCTTATCTGGTGGGTGGGGGCCTTGGTACGATTGTAGGTGGCGCGGCGGGTACGCTGGAACTACCCGTAGTGGGAACCATCTCAGGCGGTATAGTAGGCGCGGGTGCCGGCGGATTCGGCCTGACAGCCGGCTTGCGTCAGTGGCTCGTGGACAAGTACGCTGGCAGGCAAATATCGGTATTCGATGAAGTGATGGACGTGGTGAAGTCGTCCGCTAAGGGCGCCTTGACCGGCGCGGCCTTCGGTGTGGCGGGAGAAGCGGCTCCGCTGGCGAGCGGCGCAGTGGGCAGATTCCTTGGCCCGCGCGCGTACAAAACGGCGGCGGAATTGGCGGCTATGACAACGGTTGGAAGTTTCATCGAGGGGCGCGTTCCGAGCGCGCGAGATTTCGCCCAGAACGCGGCATTGCTGGCGCTGATGCATGCCACGGTAGGCAATCTTCCATTCGCCAAGAAGTCGGTTCCCGAGATTCAAGATAAGGCGATGGACCTGTATGCGCGAGAAGGAGCACATCCCGCAGATGTGGTTTCTGAAGCAGCGCAGCGTCATGTACAAGAACCTCCGACTGACAACCCGATGGAGGTGATGGACAAGATTGACAACGAGTTGGCAGGCATCCCCGGCAAGACTCCGGAAGCGGCAACCGAAGCCACTCCGCAGGAACCGACTCCAGGCCAACCCGGCGAAGGTCAAACCGGCATCAAGAATGAGACGACGGAGGAAGAGCGCACAGCTCGTGGATTGCCCGAAGTAGAAGTTGAGGCGCGGCGCAGTTTCGGTACCGCATTTGAGACGGCCAAGAAAGCCGTAGATGAAGGAACGATCCAGCCTCGTGATCTGGCTAAGGAGTTGGCCGAGAAACCTCGTGCGCTGAATGCGGAGGAGTCGGCGGCTCTGGTTTACGACCGCATGAAACTCCAGAACGAACACGCGGTTGCGATGAACACTATCGAGGCGGCTCGTGCGTCTGGAGATGAGGATGCTCTTCAACGTGGCAAGGATCGATTGAAGCAGGTTGAAGACGCCATCAACACGAACGACGAGGCTTCACGGCGTACCGGATATGAGCAGGGACTTGGACTAGCAGCACGGCGCATGATGATCAAGCAGGACTACTCTCTGGCGAACGTCCTCCAGAGGGCAAGGACTGCGAGCAAGAATGGTGAGATATCACCGGAAGTACGGCAGAATCTGGAAGACCTGACCCGCCAACTGGATGAGGCGAACAAGCGCATCGATGCGTATGAGGAGTCGAAGAAGCAGCAAGCCGGGCAAAGCACAGTAGAGAAGATTGCACGCACTGCTAAGCGCACGGCAGTCAAGGCCGATCTGAAGACTGAGTTTGATTCACTCATCAAGGACTTGAATGCGGAGTTACTCGGCAAGACGTATGCCAACCCGATGCTCAATCCCAAGCTCTATGAGCTATTTGGGAAACTGGCAATCAATCGTGTTCGTTCAGGACTGTTGACCATTGAGCAGATCGTGGATGACATCCATACGCAGTTGCAGGAAACGGGAATCAGCAAACGCGAGATTAGGGATTACATTTCTCAATACGGAAGGCAGGTTAAGGAGCCCACCAAAAACGAAGTTCAGGACCAGCTACGCGAGGCGAAGAAACAGGGCAAGCTACTCTCTCAGATCGAGGATGCGGAAACAGGGGAACAGCCGCAGAAAGGCAAGGCACCGGGCAAGCCATCGGAGCGAGTCAAGGAACTACGTCAGCAACTAGACGAGTTGATGAAAAAGACTGATCCGGTTGAGGAGAAGGACAAGCAGGAAGAGGTAAAGGAACCTAAAGAACCGAAGGCGGCGGGGGAAGTCTCAGGACGGGAATCGGCTAGGCAGAAGGCGGTAGAGAAATCCATCGCTGAACTCGACAGGAGAATCAAGGCAAAGGATACATCTCCCGCTGCACGCCTTCAGGGACCAGACACGGAAACTCTGGATTCTCTAAAAGAAAAGCGCGAATCTCTTCGGGAACAGTACGACCAGATTAAAGCGGAAGAGAAACCCGATAAGGGAGGCGGTGCGGAGAGTGCGAAAGCAAAGGCTCTTCAGAATTCAATCGCAGAACTCGACCGCCGAATCAAGCAGGGAGATTTCTCCGCAAAGGAGCAGGCCAAGAAAGAAGGGCCGGAGACTGAAACTGTCGCATCTCTCAGGGAACAACGTGACGCTCTGCGTGAGACATACGAGGAGATGAAAGCGGAGGGAGTTGATAAGGGAGGCGGCAAAGAGAAGGCGCGTTCTGCTGCTCTCCAGAAGTCAATCGCCGATTTGGAGCGGCGTATCAAGGACGGAGATACCTCATCCGCCAAGCCGAAAATGCAGGGACCGGACACCGAAGAAGCAGCATCATTGAAAGCAAGACGCGATGCTCTTCGGGAAACTCTGGACAGCATGAAAGTAAAGGTCGAGAGAGAGAAGGCAGACCCGGAGGCGGTAAAGCTCAAGTCGTACAAGACGCGCATCACCAAGCGCATTGCGGACCTCCAGAAGCAACTCGATGCCGGCGACTTCACCAATCCAACTCGCAGGCAAACAATTCTCGACCAGCAGGCGGAGGATTTGAAGGCGAAGGCGGAGAAAATCAAGGGGCAGGTAGATGATGCGATACACAAGCAAAAGCTGGCCGCGAGAACTCCGCTTGAAAAGGGCGCGGCGGTGTTCCAGAAATGGCGGCGGGCTGTGTTGCTGTCGAGCGTCAACACACTTGGGAAACTTACCACCGCCGCGATGCTGAGATTTGGGACTACTCCCATTGAGGAGCTTATTGGTGGCGTGCTGTCGAAGATGCCGGGGCTGTCCGATATTGCCGCGAAGGCCCCGCGCGAGGGCGGCGGATTGAACCTTTCGGCGGAGGCGAAGGCGTTCGGTCAGTTCTTCGAGAAGGCGACCGCTAGCGACATTAAAGAGGCCGTCAAGACTGGCAAAACTTCGCTCGATTATCTGTACGGTAAGAAGGGGACGCTTCCACCCGAGGCGCTGGATTTCTTTGGTCATCTGCACGGCGCGCTCAAGGTGCTGCCAAAGCGGGCCGAATTCTTCCGGTCACTAGAGAAGCGCGCACAGTGGGCGCTCGACAGTCACCTGGACATCCAAGACCCCAAGGTGCAGGCGACGATGGCCGCAGATGCGTACATTGACGCGAATCGTTCCATCTTCATGCAGGAGAATTTTATCAACACCGGATTCCGCATGCTGATGAACTACTTCCACTCTCAAGGATTGAGCGGCAGAGCAACCGAGTTTATGATTCAGACCGTGCTTCCCATCGTGAAGGTTCCGACGAACATTGTTGCGGAGACGGGCACGGTCGCATTTGGATCAGTCACCGGCAGCATCGACGCTCTGCGAGTTCTGGTAACAAAAGACGGCCTCAAGAACCTGACCGGGAACGAAGCCGACAATATCATGCGCTCACTCAAGAAAGGGAGCGTCGGGTTGGCTGTGCTGGCAATAGGGTACTACGCCGGGCAAGCCTCTGGGTTCATCACGGCAAGCGGCTTTTATAAGCCCGGAGATGAGAAAAATAAGGAGAAGCCTGAATCGCTGACTATCGGAGGCATGGAACTTCCACCGTGGATTCAACACACTCCAATAGGACTTGTTTTCGAGATGGGCGCTACCATGCGGCGGGTGAATGACGCTTACACGATGAAGGGGAAGAGCGGAGGATTCGTCGCTGGCGCGGCCACCGCAGGATTGGGAGCGGCTAAAAAGGTGCCGTTTCTTGAGCAATCAAGCCGTCTGGCGGAAGCTACCCGCACCGCGGATTCGGCTGGGCTTTTCATTGATGACCTGATCCAAAGCCTGTTGATACCCCCAGATGTGCGGACTATGGCCCAGAAGGGCGACACGCAGAAGCGCAAGCCGACAGACCTGAAAGAGACTATCGAGGAGAATATTCCCGGTCTGCGTGAGAACGTACCGACCAGGAAGACCAAGAAGGGATTTTCAATTCGCGGAGCGTACCGATAATGTGCATACGCAGACGAAAGATTGACCGGCTCTGGCCACTTTGGGAGTTGAACATGCTCGATGACGAGTGGCCGCCGGAAGAGGCTGGGCATTGCAATGACTGAGTATTCATCCAAGAGTGTGTGCGTGGTGGACAACGGGGCCTTCCCTGAGCTTGCTCGGACCCTTGCTCCCTCTTTCGGCGAGACCTACTATACCTCGCCTTGGGTTGCCGACTATCCATCCTCCTACAATACCGAGCAGGGCGAAGGCTTCCCGGACTTCGAGCGCGTGGAAGACATTTGGGGAATCATCGACGATGTGGACCTGTTCGTATTCACCGATCTGCATCAGGGGCCGTTGCAGGAGTATCTAGTTGATAACGGTAAGCGGGTTTGGGGATCGCGCAACGGCGAGGAGTTGGAAGTTGAACGCAAGGACGCTAAAGAGCATTTCGAGAGTCTTGGTATTCCCCAAGCTCCCTACGAAGTCATTAAAGGCATGGAAGCTCTTCGGAAGTACATCAGGAGCCGTGGCAACGATAAGTTGTGGATCAAAATCAGCCTGACCCGCAACGATACGGAGACTTTCTCAGTTGAGGGGTATGAGACGGCAAAAAACCGGCTCGATGCTTTTCAGGCGCAGTTCGGCCCAATGGCCGAGTACCGGGAGTTCATCGTTGAGGATCATCTTCCCGATACCCTGGACCTTGCCATTGACACATACTCGATTGACGGCAAATATCCTTCTAGAGCACTTCTGGGGACCGAGCAGAAGGACGAAGGCTATATCTGCGCCGTCAAGGATTGGAAACAGATGCCAGCCAATCTGTCTGACATTTACGAGAAGCTGGGGCCGACTCTAGGGAAGTACCAATACCGGCAATTCCTGTCTCTCGAATCCCGCGTATCGCAAAAGAAAATCTGGCTTGGCGATCCGTGTTGCCGATGCGGCTCTCCTCCTTTTGAGTTGGAATTGAATATGCTCAAGAACCTTCCGGAAATCCTCTGGGAAGGCGCTGATGGAAAGCTGGTTGAGCCTCAATACAAAGGGCAATACAGCTTTGAGATGCTGATTCAGAGCCCGTGGGTCAATGAACACCCATTACTGGTCGAGTTTCCTGAAAAGTACCGGGAGCAGATTAAGTTCCGCCGCGCCACTCAGTATCCGGATGGGTTGTGGATTATGCCTCAAAAGGACAGTCCTGTGTTTGCGGCCATCGTGACGAGTGGGGGCTCTCCGGACGCCTGCATTGCGGAGGCCGAGGAGATCAGCAAGCAGATAAAAGGCTTTAAGGTAGATGCGTTCGTTGGGAGCATGGACGGGTTGAAGAAGAATCTTGAACAGTTCAAGCAGTGGGGGATTAGACTGTAGCAAGGAGAGGCGATGCATAAACTCTTATGTGCCGTGGCGTTATGGATGCTTGCCGTGCTTGCTCATGCGACCGTAACCGGCACAGCCAGCACTGCTACGTTTGCCTGCACAAACTCCCCAGGCCCGTTCCCGTTCACATTTCCAGTGGATGACGTGGGGGCCTTGCTGGTCATCGACATTCCGGCTGGATCGTTGCCGGGGGTGATGACAGTTCTTGCGTCGAATCAATGGGCAGGCACTCCGGTAAATAATTCTTATGCAAACGGTGGCAGTATCGCGCTGCTTAGTCCATGCCCTTCTGGAGACACGCTGGTCATCGCAAGAGCGACGGAGCCGACACAGCTAACGCATTTCACTCCGTACATGCCAGCCCTTTACGCGGATTTCGAGAATGGTCTAGATCAGCTTACGACTGGGCGTCAGGATACCTTTAGAGTGGATCAACTGCATATTGGGAATATCGTTGGGAATGGCGCGGCAGCGGTAAACTACACTCCGCTAGGGCAATACTTGAATTTGACGTTCCCAGATCAAACCGGCACCGCCAGCGTAAACCGCATAATCAGCGTCCTCGAGTCTCCATACAACGCCAGCTGCGATGGAGTGACCAACGACCAGGCGGCGATCCAGGCGGCTTTCAACGACGCGATGCCCCCGGCGCAAGGCGGCTTGTATGTGAACGGGGCCTCGATTCAATTTCCGGCTGGGATCTGCAAGACGGGAACGATTACATGGATGGGGCAGAATTTCTTTGGCGCGGGCGTTACACAAACGACAATTCTAGGCGAACCAGGCCAAGATGTCTTCGCTACTCCCGACTCCGCCGCGACCCTCCTCTTCGGGGCCTACGTCCACGATATGACTATCGAGTCGGACGGGACGGTGAATGCAGCGGCGACGGCAGTAAGCGGAAACAACACCTTCCCCAACCGGATCTACGGAACCGCAGGAGGCACCACGGCGCTCCCGGCCTCCAGCGGCGGTCCTCCTGCGCCGGGCGGCATGGCTTTCGGCCCCGCCGTCACCGGCACTTGCGATGGGTCCATGACCAACGGCTCACCGATCCTCACCGTTCCCTGCGCCGAGTTCCTGAACGGGGTGCCCTCGTCGTTTCTGGTCGGGCAGATTGCGACGGTTGTCGGCGCGGGCACGAGTGGAGGAACGCTCACCACGACCGTAGCATCGGTGACGGACAACTCACATATCGTGCTAGCTGCTAACGCGTCGACCACCACGAGCACGGCATCGGGCACCATTGCGGGAACTTCGATGGACGCGCCTTGGTACTGCGGCAATGCAGGCATCGCTATCCCTGCCAGCAGCGGCGCGGCGATGGCCTCGAATTTCAATGGGTATGTCTTCCGCAACCTGCAATTCACGGCGAACGGCTCGCCGAAGGCTAACTACGTATGCGGGCTGTTCATGCAAGCTGCGTCGAACAATATCAGTTTTGAGCATGTCGCTGCGCAGGGATTGTGGGGTGGTTTGATCGAGGCGCCGCCGGCCTCAAACAACACCTCCTACTTCGCGTGGACTCCGGACACCAATTTCTACGACGATATCAACCTGAAATTCAACGCGATCCCAATGACCATGTACAACGGGTCGCACCGGACCGGCAAAGGCATCAACATTTACTCCGGGGAGCAGCCTTTTGCGCTGGGCCTGTTTCAGTTCGAGGTAGCTCTGGGATCAGGAGCCGGAGCGGTGCCCAGCATGACCGTAAACCGTTATTACGACGAGTGCTTCAGCCTCAATGCGGGGGAGCATTCGAGGTTTTCCGGCAATGGCAACGTGATCCAGGGCGGTGCGCTGGGTCAATGCGGCGGCACCAACTACGCAAACTGGCTAGCGAGCGAGAGCACGGTAAACGCCACGATCAACAACCTCGTAATCAGCGCGCCGGGAACAAGTTTCGGCATGGGCGCTCAGAACGTCTTCACCCACACTGGGCTCGGAGCCGCCAACCTCACCGACAACGGGCTAGATAACAGCGTAGACACTTCTGGAAGCGCCAATAACAGCAACTTGATTCGGCGGGTATACCTGGACCGACCGGTTGAGCCGGTAGGGAAACTGGACGCCGGGTTTCTGCTGAGCGGCAATCCTACCGCACCGTTCGCCGGAAGCTCAGACTTGCTAATGTCGTGCAAGGATTTCAACTTCGCTTTTAGTAACGGGTCGTTCACCACTCCCGGCTGCACTCTGGACCCTGGGGATGTCTACAACCCGATCCAGACCTACTTTCACTCCGACAGCACGAACTACGCTTCAGGGTTCGGATTTGGGCCGTCGTTTCAGGGAACAGGGCCGCTGAACAAATTGCTGATCGTGGGCGACCGGATTCCGCAGAGTGGCATAACGATCGCCATTGGGGGGCGTTGCAACGCCGCGTGCCTGACCGGAGTGACGGTAGCGGATATCACCGCTGGCGGTTCGACAATCGGCAGTAGTACGCTTCGCTTCACAACCAACTTTTCCGCCCAGACGCTTTTCATCGATCTTTCCGGGACCACACTCGGGGATTGGATTACGATCAACATCGTCCCGGCGTGGGGAGGCGGGGTGACGACGGAGGATGTCGCCTTTATCGGCATCGCACCCAACGCGCCGTCGCCTGCGACTCTGTCACCCTGCACCTATACGTTCTACAATAGCCCTCCATCTGCCGTCGTTCCGCCCGCAGGGTGCTACTACGACACGAGTTTCACGCCGACTAACTTTTCTATCGACCTGCCCAATCCGGGTTCGGCAACATACTTCCTGCTTGGCCCAGGATTTCAGTGGCGGGTTAATTCAGGCAATCCTGTCTCGCCCCGGTATCTGGCTTCGGTGCCGACCACTTGGGCGCTGACTGTCAAGAGTTCCGCATCCGCGACGCCTACCTTCTATATCAATTGCGACGGCGGGGCTATTACCGGCTCCACGACCACGCCGACAGTCGGCACGACGTTCACGACCGTCTACATTACCGCCAATCTCGCCGCGTGTACATCCTTCGGGAATCTCTCGCTGGGGGCCAGCGGATTCACGTCGACTCTGACTTACAAAAATGTGGTGGTTACGCCGGAGACCCTGCCGCAGCCGCAGCCGACCGCGGCAGGTCAGGTCCCGGTATCGACTCTGATCAACGGCCAGTATTACTACATGCCGACATCGTTTCCGTTCGTAGCGGATACGACGGTGGCGGTCGCCGGAGGGACCATGGTAGCCAACACTTGCTCGTCAGGCACGAACGTCGCCATGGCTGGCCTGACGACGGCTATGAAAGTCGGTGGCGGGTACAGAACGGATCCGACCAGTTTGACGGGCTGGGGCGCGACCGCGGGCATGACCTTCTCCATTTGGCCGTCATCGGCGAACATGGCGACATGGAAGGTTTGCAACATCACCACTTTGCCGATCACGTACTCGGCCATCACGTTCAATGTGAGCGCGCAATGAAGAGACTCGTCTATCTAGCGTTCCTCTGCGCACTCGCCGTAGCGCTGCCGATTCGCGCCCAGACGACCTCCTTCTCCTTGAGCACCACCAACGCCACCACATATATACCTTCTCCCTGCCCACCGGTCAACCGCTCCATTTCGGTCGAGTGGTCGAACATAGAAACGGCTCGCGGAACGTACACTTGGTCGGGGCTTGCAAGCTGGATCACTGAAACTGCGGCTTGCGCAGGAGCGGTGAACCACTACACCTTCTCGCACGTGCCGAACTGGGCCAACGGGAGCGGGGGGACGGCAGTTCCGCCCAGCGATATCAACACGTCCGCGACCTGCCAGGCGCCCATAGCAGGCGTTGTCACTACGGACTGCCAGTATAAGGAGTTCGTGACGTCGCTCATGCAGTATGTCTGCAATGTAGGTTCGCAGCCGGGCACTCCTTTGCCAGTATCGAGTTGCAACAATTTCGTTTACTTCGAGATGTGGAACGAGTTCAATACTTCGGGATACTGGACCGGGACTGCAACGCAGTTGGCGCAGATGTCTCTGGACGCCGCCGCTATCATCCGTACCTATTGCAGCGGCTGCTACGTCGTAGGCGGATCTGTATCGGCAGGCGGCGTGGGCGGCGGCGGGTCGATCTCCGGCGAC